GGTGCAGCAGCATTAGACAATGCTACAACTGCAAACAAATCAACTTGGTAGTAATCAAATAAATAAAAGAGAGTTAGAAATAACTCTCTTTTATTTAATTTTGCATTTATGTTTAACAATAATAATGACAATATAGAAAAAAGAGGGTTTATTGATAAAGATAAAATATTGAAATATGTTTCTGAAGAAGATATTTTTGAATTAGTTTTTGGTTTTAAACCAAAAGAATTTGATTATGTTGCATCTCCTTTTAGAAAAGATGATAATCCAGGATGTTGGTTTCAATATTATCCTTCTGGTAAATTAAAATTTACTGATTTTGGAAGTCAAATATACATAAATGGCAAAAAAATGATTAATATTGATTGTTTTGATGCAGTTAAAACATTTTATAATCTACCAAATTTATTTCAAACTCTTGAATTTATAAAAAGACATCTTATTGATGGTAAGGAATTACCTGAAAGAGCTAATATAACTTTTATTGAAAGAAAAAAAAGAGAAGTTCAAATTCTTTTTGATGTAAGAGATTTTGATGCAAGAGATGCACAGTATTATAAAAGATATGAAATATCAAAGCAAAATTTGATTGATGATAAAGTGTTTGCTGTTAAAAGATTTTTAATATTGAATTCTAAAAATGGTGATATTTCTTCAAGAACTTATGATTTATGTTATGCACATAATGATTTTGAAGGTGGTAGAAAGAAATTACATAGACCATATCAAAAAGGTAAAAATAGATTTTTAACTACTTGTAATCAAAATGATATTTATGGTATAAATAGTTTACCTGCTTTTGGTGAATTATTAGTTATAAGTAAATCATATAAAGATTATAGAGTTCTTAAAAATCAAGGACTTAATGTAATTGCATTTCAAAATGAAGGAATGATACCTACTAATGATGTACTTCTTCCTATTTTAAAAAGATTCAAATATGTAATAGTATTTTTTGATAATGATAAATCTGGTATAGAAGCTGGAGAAAAAGTATCAAATCATATTAATTCATATTTTCCTGGTAAATCTAATTATATTCATTTAGATGAAAATCTAATAGAATATGGTATAACAGACCCATCAGATTTGATTGATAAAAAAGGTAAAGAACATCTAATTCAATTTTTAAAACAAAACAATTTGTTATGAATCCAAAAGAAAAAATTCATCAAGATTGGCATCCAATAGTAAATTTGCTATATCAAGAACCACTTAAAACATTAAGTGAACAAGTATTACCAAATATATCTTATCAACCAAGACCTGAAAATATTTTCAGAGTTTTTGAAGTTCCTATTAATAGTATAAAAGTAGTAATATTAGGTCAAGACCCTTATCCAACACCAGGAGATGCCATAGGATTAAGTTTCATAAATGGAACAAATAAAGTTCCTGTATCATTAAGAAATATTTATAAAGAAATTATAGATTCTACTGATATTGAAACAGTTAGTCCTTTAACATGGCAAGAGCAAGGTGTGTTTTTACTTAATACTGCATTAACTGTTGAAACAGGAAAAGCAGGTAGTCATTTGAAATATTGGGAAGATTTTACTAAAAGAGTAGTATCACATATTTCAACATTACAACCTTGTATTTGGTTATTATGGGGTAAAAAAGCTGAAAAGTTTATCCCTTATATTAATATGAATCCATTTCATGTTAATAATTACACAAAAGAAACCATAGAACAAATTCCTATCAATCCAGATTGGAATTATATATTCACTTCTCCACATCCTGCTGCTGAAGCATATAGTGGTGGAACTGCTGGTTTTTTTGGTTGTAATCATTTTTATTATACAAACAGAGTTTTAAGTCAGTTGAGTAAATCAACAATTAAATGGTAAAATTTTAAATATTTATATTATGAGTAATGTAAGAACAATTACAGTAGTGGCTACTAAAAATGGTAGAATCACAAAATTCACAGAAAACCTTGAAGCACAAACAATTACAATTGTATCAGCAGGAAATGCTGACAAGGTTATTAATACACAAGAACCAGTTTCAACTTGGGGTGTATTAAGAGATTTATTATCAAGAGAAGGTTATGATTTAGAAAATCTAAAACCTACTGAAAACATCAATAAAACAACATTAGAACATGTTGATGCTGTTTTACCAGTAGGTGATTTCAGATTATTTTTAAGACCATCTAAAACTAAATCAGGAAATGATTATAGTTCTATGGGTTTTAAAGACTTGAGAAATGCTATTAATCAACTTGGAGAAGATGCTAAAAAGCATCTTTCTTCTTTAGTTGATGGTAAAAATTGGACACAGTTAACTACTGAAGAATTAAGAAAAGGATTATCTTCTTTTACATCAAATAATTCTACTGCTGCTCAAGTAACTGAAGTTCCAAAAGAAGAAGTTACTCAAGTAACTGAAGATACAGTTTCTCCTACAACAAATAAAGAAAAAGCTGAACAAGTTAAATCATTACTTAATTGTATTCTTGATAATACATATTGTGATGACCTTATTGATAGAGTAGAATCTGCTATTGAAGAAATTGATGGAGTTATCTCTGAAATTGAAGATTGTGATGATGAAGAGGAATCAAATGATGAACCAGAATCAGAAGAAGCAAAAGCAAAAAGACTTGAAGAAGAAGAAATTGCAAGAGAAGCAAGAGAATTAGAAGAAGGATTCTAAAAAATATTTTGTTTAATAAAGTAAGTGTAATGTAAAAGTTACACTTACTTAAATTTTTAAATTATGAAATTAACATTAAATTTATATATAGAAAGAGATAGAAGTAGAAAGAAAAGATTAATTTATTATTTAATTGAAAGATTAAAAATTTATGGTACTATTAGAACTACAAATTGGTTTTATAAAACTGCATTAAAAGATAGATTTTATAGTATTTCATCTAATGATGCAAGAAATTTTGCTACTCAAATTGATTCAATGATAACTGTTTTAAATAGGGTATATGAAGATAAATGGGATTTTCATTTAGAACCTGTTTTTAGTGGAGATGAATTTCTTTATTATAAACTTTCAGTAGTTATTCATTATCCTGAAGTTATAATAGAAAATTCAGATGGAAGACAACATACAATAAAAGATTTACTTGTTACTTTTGATATTCAAAATAATGGAGATGATGAATACCATATTTATAATCTTCATGGTACAAGAGGATTTATGACTTATGCTGAATGGTTTGTTGGTTATAGACATTCTCATTTAACAAGTAATAAACCATCTTCATTTGATGATGTTTTTATAACTGGTTCATTTTGTACTGGTTCAGGAGAAATTAATGATGTAATGGCTACATTATGGGAAAATGGTTATTCAGAAGAACATTTTGAAATGTTTTTACATACATTAAATACTGTTGCTGAATGGGAATCATTAGAAGGAACTCCTCATATTAAAATGGAGAGTATAACTATTGGTAAAAAACAAAATCTTTCAGATGTATCTGATAGTAATATAGGAGCATATTATTTAGATATATTTAATCATCTTACAAATGTTGATTTTGATTTTGTTTTTAGTGATAATAGATACAAAATTAAACAAAATGAAAAATTTGAAAATATTATTAAAAATGTAATTATCAATAATATGCAATCCTATTGGAGTAAACTATTGGTTACTAAAGTAGGAGATAAATATTATGGATATAGTCATCTTGAAATAATTGATTCAGGTGATTTACATGATATGTTCAATAACTTAAATGGTGAAAAACCATATACTTTAATTCAAAATTATATTATTGAATTTGAAGTAGAACAATACTCTGGAGAATTACCAGATATAAATAATTATAAAGTTCATCCTAAAATATTAAATTATGCAGCAAGAGAATTGGAAAAGCAGCTATACTACAAATCAGTTAGAAAAAGTACAATTGAAAAGTACAATCAAACTAATAATGCCTGATGAAATACTTAATAAAATTAAGTATTTATGTAGAGAAATAGCAAAAGTAGAATGGTCAGGAATTTTATTGTATTCTGTTGAAGGAACAATAAGAGAACCTGAAAAAATGGTAATTACTTTGAGAGATATTATTCCTATGAATAAAGGAACTCAAGCATATACTGAATATAATTTTAATGAAAAGAAAAGAGATACTTCAGGTTATGTTGATAGACATATTGATTATATTGAAGAAAATGAACATGCTTTAGAATGGCATTTAGGTCATATACATAGTCATAATACTATGGCTGTATTCTTTTCTGGTACAGATATGGCTGAATTAGATGACAATTCAGCATCTCATAATTTCTATTTATCTTTAATTGTAAATAATTTTATGGATTTTACTGCTAAAGTTGCTTTTAGAGCAACAGCAGAAGATAAAATTTCTATGCCTTATATAGCATTAGATGAAAATGGTAATAAATATACTATGGAAGAATCTAATTTTGTTGTTAAGAAAGAAAAATTATTTATTTATGATTGTGAAATTGAATCAAGTAAAGAATCTATTAGTGTAGATGACTTTTTTCTTAAAAGTACAAAAGAAATTATTGCTGAAGCTGATAAACCTAAAACACCTGTTTATACACCACCAATAAATAATAAACTACCAGGAACAATAAATAATGTTCCTATGGTTAATAGACCTCTTCCTGCTTCAAATGTAGTTAAACCTACTCAAAAACCAGCAGATATTGTAAGAGGATTTATTGATGATTTTCCTTATTCAGATGTTGAAAATCTTATGTTTGAAGATTTAACAGAAGATGAAGAATTTGCAATTGCATTATTAAGAGGTACTAATCCACCTGATGATGATGTAAAAACTCTAATGGATGCTTTAGATGAACTTTCAGCATTTAATGTAAATACTGATGATGTTTCTAAATCTATTATTGAAAATTATCCACCTTTATTTGAAAAGTATTTTGAAAAAGAGGTAGAAAATACAGATTTCTTTGTTGAAAAAACAGAAGAGGTTATTTCATTGTTTGAAGATTATGAAGGAGAATATTCTTTTTTATCTAAAGTAATTATGTCATTAAAGTATATGTTAATTAAATTTGAAGAAAATGAATCAGCAATATGATAGATTTAAGGATGCCCCTTGGTTTCCACAAAGAGATGAATTAGTAATGATTGGTGGAGCAGGTGGAATAGGTAGTTGGTTAGCTTTCTTTTTAACAAGAGCAGGATTTAAACCAACTATTTATGATTTTGATATTATTGAAGAACATAATATTGGTGGACAATTATTTAGACCTTCTGATGTAGGTTCATTAAAAGTCAATGCAGTTTTTAATATTATTAAAGAGTTTTGTGGTGATGAAATTAATACTGTTTCAGAAAAAATAGATGAAAATTCTCCAACTCATTATTTTATGTTTTCTGCTTTTGATAATATGAAAGCAAGAAAACATTTATTTAAAGTTTGGAAAAGAAGTATTCCTAACTGTCCTGTTACTCCTATCTTTATTGATGGTAGATTAACAATGGAGCAATTACAAATATTTTGTGTAACTCCAGATAGAATAGAAGAATATGAAAATAATCATTTATTTAGTGATTCAGAGGTAGAAGATGAAGCATGTACTATGAAACAAACAAGTCATAGTGCAGGTATGATTGCAACTCACATGGTAGGACTTTTTACTAATCATATAACTAATATATATGAAAGAGAAATTTTAAGAGAAATACCATTTTATTATGAATTTTTTGTTCCATTAACATTAACTGAAGTAGAAGTATGATAATTAGAAACCACATTTATGGAGAATTTCAAGCAAATCCTTTTGTAATTGGTACAACTAATAAAAATGAATACTTTCCTGTTTATGCAATATTTGAAGATGCAGCAATGAATGATGCTGAAAATATGTTATCAGAACATTTAATTGGTAATGTATTTTTATACAAAAAACCAGAAAATCTTACATATACCAGAATGGGTATTGGAAGATATAATGATTTATTTAGTGTTTTAAGAGATTCAGGTAAAGTAAGAGTATATACTTTTACTTATAATGAAGTTCCTTATTACTTAAATTGTGTAAAAGGTTATATTGCTGATAAAGATGATAATATTTTATTAATACTAACAACTAATTCTTTTGGAATTTTTGATAGAAATGATAAATTAAAAACAAATCATTTAAAATTGTATGTATCTAATGAATTAGTAACTAATGAAATATATAAGAATTTATTTAAAAAAGTAAATTCTGAATATATACAATATTGTTATGATAATGATATTGAAGTTGTTTTTACTAATTCTAAAAAAATTCAAAAAGCAGTTTATAGTAATGATTTTAATGTTCAATTTAACAATTTAGAAGAATTGAATGTTCATCTTAATAGTGGACTTGGAAGTAATTTGTTTTATAATTATACAAGTTAATTTGAAAGTGATTAAATTTATGATGAGGACCAAAATACATTATTACATAATGAAGAAATTCATAATTATTCTGTTCCTGTAACTTTAAATGAATTTGAAGAAATAGTTGATTCAGTAACAAATAATACAAGTGAGGAGCAACATGAAGACCTACCATTCTAATATATAGATATGGGTGAAAAAAAGAGTATAGGTGCAACTAACAAAAGAAAAGGTTCAGATGCAGAAAGATATTATGCCAAGGTTTTTCAAGACCTTGGCTTTAATAAATGTGTTACTTCCAGATATGGAAGTAGAATACATGATGATGCTGCAATTGACCTTATTAATGTACCTTTTAATGTGCAAATAAAAGCAGGAAAACAAAAAGGATTAAATCCTGTTAGTGTTCTTGTAGATATTTCACAAAGAATAAAAGAAAAATTTCCTGCAAATTATCCTGAACAAAATTATCCAAATATTGTGATACACAGAAAGGAAGTAGGAAGAGGAAAAAAAAGAAATGAATTTGATGATATTGTTCATTTGAGTTTTCAAGATTTTGCAAAAATTTTAAAAATGATTAAATGGGAGTAGTTATAACACCACAATCAGAAATTGACAAGTATTTTGAATCAGATGCTTTAAGTCAATCATTACTAAAGAAGCTATTAGGTGGCATTGATTCTTTTTTGAATAACCAGAAAGAAGAATCTGAACTTTATTATACAGAAAAAGGACATTTTATTATTGGTTCAGCAGTTGATACCATATTAACAGGAGAAGAAGGAGAGTTTGATAAACAATATTATGTTTCTCAAATTGAAAAGAAACCTTCTGATACTGAAATGAGTATTATAAATTTAATCTTTGATGAAGTAGTTCTTTTAAATCCTAATAAAGAATTAGAAGAGTTATCTATTTATCCTGGTTCTATTCAGAAATCAATAGAAGAACATGGATGGCAATCAAATTGGAAAATGGAAACTAAAATTGCTAAAATAATTGATGTTGGAAGCAATTATTTTGAAGATTTGAAAAAGGGATATGGTAAACAAATTCTAACAACATCTGAAAAACAATTAATTGATGATATTGTAGTTTCATTGAAATCTAATTCAAGAACTTCTAAATTCTTTGATAGAAATGCTTTATCAAGAGCTGAAGGAGTTACTGTTTATTATCAATTACCAATATACTTTATGTATAAAGGAATTAACTGTAAAGCATTATTAGATTTACTTATTGTTATTAGAGATGAAACAGGTAAAATCATTAGTGTTCAAGCATTTGATTTAAAAACTATGAATGGTTCAACATTAAAGTTTTTAAATAACTTAAAATCATTTAGATATGATATTCAAGCAGCTTGGTACACAGAAGCATTATTAGGTTCACCATCTTCATTTGAATTAGAAGGATTAATAAAAGAAGATTTGTTAAGAAATTTTACTTTTATTGTTGAATCTAATACTAATCCTGGTCAACCATTATTATTTGAAATTGATGAAGAAATTTTAGATATTGGTAAAAATGGAAGACCTGATTTAATAGTAACTGGTAATGGTACAGAAGATATTATTAAACAAGGAGTTAAAGGATTTGATGAATTGATTGATATTTATATTTATCAAAATGAGAATGGTTGGAAAGAAGAAAAAGTTGTTACAGATAATGATGGAGTTTTGAAGATTGGATGGAATGGAATAAAATAACAATATATGCACATAGAAATTGGAAAGTATTATGTTAATAAAACTTGGAGATTTTTATTACCTTGTTTAAGAGGTCATGGTGATGTATTTATTAAAAAGTTTAATCCTATTTTCAAATTAGCAGTAGGCATACATGATACTTTAACAGATGGGTCTTCTATTTCAAATGGTAGAAGTATTTATATATTATGTGATAAACTTACTAATAAAGTAAATTTTGATGAGTTTTTGGATTGGGTAAAATACCAGGAGTATTATATTGCTGATTATTGTCCTGATTCTGAAATACTTAAATCAAGAAAACACATGATAGTATTAAGTGTTCCTGAAATGTTTAATGATGCTTATGACCATTTTCTTCAAGGTAATTATAGTTTAATGTATTTAGAACAAGAACTAAAATTATTATTTTCCAACAATACAAGAAAAAAAGAATATGATATATTATCAAGAAATCCTCAAATAATTAATGATTTTGTAAAAGAAGTTAATGAAGAATTTGGAACTAATGTTAAATCAGATAGTTTTAAAAATTCTGAATTAGAACTTCCTTTAAAAAAAACTGAAGAAATTTTTAATTGTTGTAAGGATAGTGATACTGTATTTTTTAATGAAAAACAAGATAAAGTATGGCAATTATAGGAATTAGTGGAAAAAAACAGTCTGGGAAAGACACAGTAGGTAAAATTATTCAATGGTTAACTTCTTCTCATACAAGAGAATTATGGTTAAATAATTTTGAAGCATTTTTAGAAGAATCTCATAAATATGATACAAATGATGCAAAATTTGAGATTAGAAAATTTGCAGATAAATTAAAAGATATAGTTTGTTTACTTATTAATTGCACAAGAGAGCAATTAGAAGATGAAGTATTTAAAAATACTGAACTTGGAGAAGAATGGTGGTATTATCAATTAGGAAATAATTTTAATGGTAATTTATCTGAATTATATTCATATTTAGAATGGAAAGATATAGTAACACCTTCAATAAAATATTCAAATTTACCTATTAGAAAATTAACTCCAAGATTATTATTACAATTAGTAGGTACAGAGTGTGGTAGAAATATTATACATCCTAATATTTGGGTAAATAGTTTAATGAGTGAGTATAAGGCATATTTTACTTCTTACCATGATAAAATTGAATTATTTCCAAATTGGATTATCACAGATGTAAGATTTCCTAATGAAGCAGATACTATTAAACAAAGAGGTGGTATAATTATTAGAGTAAATAGAAATTCTAAACAAAGATTTGATAAAAATGAGCATATTAGTGAAACAAGTCTTGATAATGCTCAATTTGACTACCTTATAAATAATGATGGTAATATAGAAGAATTGATTGAAAAAGTAAAACAAATACTTATTCTGAATCAACTTTAGAAAAAATGAGAAGACCTAAACCAAAGAAAATGTGTGAGTATTGTAAAAAAGAAATAAGTCCAACTAATTATGTAAGATGGCATGGAGAGAATTGTAAACAAAATAAAGTGATATGAAAGAAGCAATCAATAGATTAAAAGGAATGCTACAATGGTCTGATAGAATAGGTTCAGATGAAATTGTAGAAATTAGGGAGATAATAGAAATGTTAGAAAAAGAAGAAAAATGTTTAGTCCAAGTCAAAGACAGTTAGATATATTTAGTATCTGGCAAAACAGAAATAATAATATTCTAATTAATGCTGTTGCAGGTAGTGGTAAAACCACTACTTTGCTTCAGTTATTAGAATTATGTGATTCTAAAACTTTGTTTCTTGCATTTAATAAATCTATTCAAGAAGAAATTCAAGCAAAAATTGATTCAAAAGGATTAAGACAAGGTAAAGCTATGACTTTACATAGTCTTGGTTTAATGGCTATTAGAAATTCTTACAAAAGATGGAAAATTAATAATGGTAAAAACTTTGATTTAATTAAGAAACTTCAAGATAATGAAAGAAACATTTTTAGAAGAATGCCTTGGGAAGAAAAAATAAAATTTAGTTATACTTTAATGGATATGAATGATATATCAAGGTTATTCTTAACTGATGATATTGAAGAAATAAAAAGACATTTTGGTAGTATGGATAAAATTATGACTGTTCATACACAATTAGAGTATATTTGGGAAGAATTTATTAAATTGAGAAATGAATCTTATGAACAACCAGTAATAGAAATTGATTTTAATGATATGATTTATCTTCCTGTCATTAAAAATCTTAATATTCCTATTGACCCTGTTTATTTAATGATTGATGAAGCTCAAGATTTGAATTTATCTCAACATAAGTTAATTGAAAACTTAATTTCTCAAGGAGATGTTCAGAAATGGATTGCTGTTGGTGATAGAAATCAAGCAATCTATGGATTTTCTGGTGCTTATTCATCTTCTTTTGATTTATTTCTTGAACAAGGTAATGTTGTTGAACTACCTTTAGATATTTGTTATAGATGTTCTACTAAAATTATTGATAAAGCTAATGAAGTTTATGATGTAATGGAATATTCTACTGATAATGAAGGTATTGTTGATGTAGTTGATAATCCTGTATTAATTAAAGATAATTCAATGGTAATTTGTAGAAATTCAAAACCTTTAATTGACTTATACTTTGAATTACTTGGATTAGGTAAAAATGTTTATATAAAAGGAGAAGATATTTTAACTGGATTAGTTAGATTTCTTAAACCTTATGGTAATCATACAACTGATTCAGCAAGAATGGAAATGATTTATAAAATTGAGGAGTTATCACAAGATACTTCAGATAATGGTAAGATAAAATTATATTATTTTAAAGAAGACTTTGAAAAATATAAAAAACTTGCACAACATTTAGCTGAAGAATATGAAACTGTTGATTCTTTAACAAATAAAATTAAATCATTATTTATTGATAAACAAAATGCTATAATGCTTTGTACTATTCATAAATCAAAAGGTTTAGAATCAGAAGTAGTATATATTTTAGATGAAAAACTTATTCCTTCAAAATTTGCTAAAAGTATTGAACAAATAAGACAAGAAAATAATCTTAAATATGTAGCAAGAACCAGGGCTAAAAATGAACTTTATTTTTTAAATATATGAAAAAGTTACCTTGTATAACAGATAAAATTAGTCAAAAGTTTTTACTTAAAGACTATGGAGATACAACAGGATATGCAATCTTGTTTGTAAGTAAATCAGATTGTTTTATTAAAACTGATAAAAGAATAATTATGGATGATAAATTTGGAACAGTATTTAAAGTTTTATATCTACCAAAAATAGATATAAAACTTAAATCTTTTATTAAGGCTAATGTTAGTCATCAAATGGAAGAAAAAGATGGAGATACAAAACAGTATAATTTTGGGTTTATTGTAGAATCATTATCAGAAAATGAATATGGTTTGACTAAAGAAGACCAGGAATTTATAAATTATTGTAGTGATAATAACATTGATTATATTGAATTATGAGAAGACCAGAAAGGATTCCAATAATGTTGGAAGTAACAAGAGATAAAGATAATAAGATGAAGGTTTTAGATTATTTATTTAAACCAAAACCTAATACTCAAATGTCTTTTGAAGACCCCTACAACTATGTAGATAAAATGTTAGAAAATTGGATAAATCATTTTAAAGGATTTTCTACATTGTGGCTTGATAATCCTGATTTAAGACTTACACAAGTTTTAGTTAATACAGGAATAATACCTAATTTTTCAGGATTCTGGTACAATGTTGAGGATGAAGAAATAATGATTAATAGTAATATTCTTCAACCAAGAGAAATTAAATTTTGGGGGCAAAATTATGATAAAGACATGAAAAAACTACCAGAAACTAATTGGGTTTTATTAAAAGATTTGAATACAGGTCATATTGAGAATATTCTTTTAGATGTTCTTAATGATAAAATGAAAATTAGTGAAGAGTATTCAAAGTATTTTTCAGAAGAATTAAAAATTAGACAAGATGGCAAAAATTGATGTAATTTATCACAATATAGCAAGTGCTATAATTGATTATGGTTATTGGTACACAGATACCAGTAGAAATATCAGATGTAAACAACTTTCACATATCACAATAGAAGTTCCTTTAGATGAATTTCCATTAATGACTACAAAGAAGATGTTTTCAAAAGGTATTATAGGAGAGTTAATATGGTTTTTAAGAGGTAGTGATAATATTCAGTATCTTAATGATAATGGTATTCATATTTGGGATGATGATGCTGAAAACTTTTCTGATGAAGGAAATGTAGGTAGAAACTATGGTGTGCAATGGAGAGATTGGAGTGATGCTTATAAAACTGGAGTTGGTATTGACCAAATATCTGCTTTAATTAAGAATCTTAAAGCAAAACCTATTAATAGAAGAAATATTGTAACTGCTTGGAATCCAGCAGAAATAGAAATGACTGCTTTACCACCTTGTCATTGGGCATTTGAAGTTATACCAAGACCATTGTTTCAATATGAGAAGAATAAGTATGGTTTAGAGAAAGAATTTGGTTTTGACCTTAAATGGCATCAAAGAAGTGTTGATACATTTTTAGGATTACCTTTTAACATTGCAAGTTATGCTTTATTAGCTAAAATAATTGAAAAATTAACTGGTTATATAGCATTAAATATTGTTGGTGATTTAAGTAATATTCACTTCTATGAACCTCATATTGAAATTGTTACTGAACAGCTTCAAAGAGACCCTTTATTACATGAAGGATGTAATTTACAATTCTCTGAAAGATTTAATGAATCTATTAGTGAATATCATAAAGGAAGATTAGTTCTTGATGATGTAATAAACTCTTTAGAAATTGATGATTTTATTTTTGAAAATTATCAATCATTTGATAAGTTGAAAGCTGATATGTATGCACCTATAAAAGAATAATTTTATGGTTTGGTTATTAGTTATTTTAATTTTGATAATAATTGAAGTTAAGTTTAAGCCAAGATTAGACAAAGTTGATACTGATTTTTACACAAGTTTTATAGTTTTTTATTCTACAAGAACCAATTATGGTTCTATTAGGAGAGAGTTTTTTGAAATATTTAAAATAAATAAGTAATGATTGGAAAAGATTTAGTTTCAAATTTGAAATTTAATGAATCTTATGCAAAGTATAAGAAAGAAGAAGGTAGATTAGAAACATGGGAAGAAGCATGTAAAGATGTAATGTCAATGCACTATAATAAATTCTCTGTTCTACCAAATTGGAGTGAGATAGAACCTTATTTTCAAAGTGCTGAACAAGCATATATAAACCAGGAAATATTAGCTTCACAAAGAAACCTACAATTTAGAGAAAGAAGTATTAATAAACATAATTGTAAATTATATAACTGTTCTGTTACTTATGTTGATAGACCAGAAGTATTTAAAGAGATTATGTGGGTACTTTTATGTGGTGCTGGAGTAGGATTTTCAGTAGAAAATAGATATATTGATAAATTACCTAAAATACATAAAAGAAATAATATTGCACCTATTGTACATATTATTGAAGACAGTATTGAAGGTTGGGCAATAGCTATTGATAAGTTAATGGAATCTTATTTTTATGGTGGACAAAAAGTAATTTTTGATTATTCACAAATTAGAGAAAGAGGAGCATTAATTGCTGGAGAATTTTTAGCACCAGGACCAGATGGATTAAAGAAATCTTTGGAATTACTTGAAAAAATACTTGATAATAAAGTAAATAATAATGATAACAAATTAACATCATTGGATTGCCATGATATTATATGTATATTATCAGATGCAGTATTATCAGGTGGAGTAAGAAGAAGTGCATTAATTTCATTATTTGATAAAGATGATGACTTAATGTTAAAATGTAAAACAGGTAATTGGTATTTAGAAAGTGAACAACCTTGGAGAGCAAGAGCTAATAATTCAGCTAAAATATTAAAAGGTTCATTGACAGAAGAAGAGTTTAATTCTTATAAAGAGTATATTAAACAATTTGGTGAACCAGGAGTATTATTGGTTGATGATATTAGAATGATGTGTAATCCTTGTGTTGAAATAGGATTTATTCCAATTAATCCTTTTAATGGAAAATCTTGTTGGTCATTCTGTAATCTTAATGAAATTATTGGTTCTAAATGTACAACAAAAGAAAAATTCTTTGATTCTTGTAGAAATGCAGCAATCATAGGAACTTTTCAAGCAAGTTATACTGATTTTTCATTTCTTGGACCAGATACAGAAGAATTAGTAAGATGGGAAGCATTATTAGGAGTATCTATTACAGGTATAATGAATAATCCACAAATACTTTTAGACCCAGAAACATTAAAAGAAGGTGCAAAAATTGTTAGAGAAACTAATGAAATAGTAGCAAAACTTATTGGTATTAATCAATCAGCAAGAACTACTTGTGTAAAACCTTCAGGAAATGCTTCAGTGTTAGCTAAAACAGCTTCAGGTATTCATCCTGCTCATGCTCATAATTATTTTAGAACTATTCAGTTAAATAAAGATACACCTATGGCTAAATATCTTAATGAAAATTATCCTGAATTGTTAGAAGAAGGTGTATGGTCTCCAAGTAATACAGATTATGCTTGTTTTATTCCTATGGAAGAAGCACCAGAAACTATTGTGAAATCTCAAATTGATGAAATTCAATTTTTACAAGCAGTTCAAACTGTTTATAAATATTGGGTTCTTGAAGGTACTAATAAAGATATAGGTTATAGTGATACTATTACTCATAATGTTAGTAATACAGTTTCAGTTAAAGATTGGGATAAAACTTTTGATTATATTTTTGAAAATAAAGAATATTTTTGTGGTTTATCTTTCTTATCAGATTATGGTGATAAAATTTATAAACAAGCTCCATTTGTAGAAGTATTTACTTTAGACAAAATGATTCTTAAATATGGTGATGCTACTGTATTTGCTTCTGGTCTTATAGTTGATGCTTTACATTGTTTTAACAATGATTTATGGGATGCTTGTTCTGCTGTAACTGATAGAGAATTTAAACTTACAGGAGATAGAATTACTGTAATGGTAAAGAAAGATATTGTAGCAAGAATTAAAAAGTTTGCAAAAAACTATTTCAAAGGAGATTTATCTAAAGCAATAGATTGTTTAAAAGATATTCATTTATATCATAAATGGGTAAAAATAAACAGAGTATTAAAGAATAAACCAGTAAATTTTAACAAAATTAACTATACTGAAAAGTATTTACAAGCTGATGAATTATCTGGAGTTAGTTGCTCATCAGGTAATTGTGAGGTAAATTTCTAAATTATAAAGTATGGAGATGATAATAGTAGATAATATTAATTTATCAATAATTGATATTAATGGTTTAGAACAATTTTATGAAAGATATGATAATTTAGTTTCAGAAGGTGATACATTAATATTTGAAACAGGAAATTATGGAATGTTATTACATTCTAAATTAATTGATACTTGGTGTAAAGAAAAAGAGGTTATAGTTGATGGAAAAACATTTATTATAGTAAAACCAAATTTTGATAATACAGAAAGACATATTACTTATCACTTAAAAAATAAAGTTATTATAAAAATAGTTTTAAATGAACAGTTAGATTTAAAAACAAATATAATGGATATGAAAACTGGTTTTCCAATTACATCTGAAACATTATATTTTAAACAAATTATAAAGTATGATAAAGTTTAAATTAGAAGAAGGTATTGAGTTACCAAAATTTGAATCNGCATTAGCATCAGGATTTGATGTAGTTGCACATTCAATTATCAAAGTATATAAAGGTGATAAAGAAGTTACTGGAGAAAAACTTGATAAAGTAAGACAAAGTTTTAATGATAGAGGTTACATTAAATTAAGACCTTTTGAAAGAGTTCTTTTTGGAACAGGATTAACTTTGGCTGATATAAATACTTCTCTTGAAATTCAAGTAAGACCCAGAAGTGGAGTTTCACTTAAAAGAGGATTATTTGTTGCTAATTCTCCTGGTACTATTGATGCTGATTATAGAGGTGCATGTGGAGTTATTATCTATAATTCTACACCATTCTTAAATCAAGTTGATAAAGGAGAAAGAATTGCTCAATTTGTTCCTGTTTATTGTGCTGAAAGACCTGAAATTACCTCATCAGAAGATATTAATTCAACTGAAAGAGGTGAAGGTGGTTTTGGTTCAACTGGTAAAAAATAATTATTATGAATGTATTTCCAACAGAATTATTAAAGAACAGAATTAAAGAATTAGAAAATAATTATGAATTTGAGAATTATATGTTTTCTGAAGATAATGATTTTGCTTCTAAATTAAAAGCATTTTATTCTGATTATAATTTTAGAAGAACAGGAAGAACATTTTTACTATTAAGAATTTTAGTTGAACAAGCTATTGAATCAGGTCAATATGTATCAATTATGGACCATATACAAATATATGAATCTCATAGTAATAGAAGAGCTATTCAATATGCTAATTCTGAATTAAAAAATGTTATTTATTTTTATATAAATCAAGGTATTGATTTAAGAATTGAACATAAAAATGAAGATACTTTTAGAGTTATGATTTATAATGGTCATAATTTTTATAATAAAATAAGAATAAAACCATTTGTTCCAGAATACAAAAAGAAGGAAGAGTTTTCTAAATTATTATTAATTATATAACTTATATTGTTATGGCTAAATTTTTTTCAGCAGACAAATCATTTGTAGATTATATCACAATGATGGGATTTCAATACAAAGAAGTTGATAGTGAAAAAAAATATTATGTAAATGCAAAAGGAAAACAAATTAAAATTGATTATGAAACAGGTATTATTACTTTGTTGAATAAATATGGTAATTCTGTTGATTTCTCTAATACATTTACTAATGAACAGATTGACAAATTTGCAGATAGAGAGGACAATTAGTCCTCTCTTTTTAACACTTAAAAAGTAGTAAAATGAATTTTTATAATATAGTAGGACAAATTACAGCAAAAACAAGTTGGTTTTTAAGTAAAGTTCTTGGTTTCAAGAATATTAAGAGTTTTGATGTTAATTATGATGAAATTAATATTTATTTAAAAGATAATAGTATAGCAAAAATAAGATACTTATCACCAGGAACTAATTATGTTGCATGGTCTGTTCAAGATTTTGTTCAACAGGCAATGAATGAAAAAGAAGATTCATGGCAATCTTATTTTGATGAATCAAAATTTCAAGAAGCTCTTGATGAAATGATTGGAAAACATGATGCCACTATTGGTATTAATTGGGATGTTGTAAGTTATTATCTTAATGAATATTGTAAAAAATAAAAAAATGGAAGAAAAACAAGAGTTAAAAAAATCATTAGTATCAATATTAATTATTGTTTTATTAATGTTAGGTACAGTATTTTACTTGTACACAAATAGTCTTAAATCTCAATTAAAAGAGCAAACTAATTTAGTTAGTTCTTTAAATGATACTATTAAAGTATGGAAAGATAAAGATAGTTTGAATCATGCTAAAATTGAAGTTATTAAAACATCTTCTACTAAAGATTTTATTAATTTAAAATCTAAAGATAAAGAAATTATAGCTTTACAAGAAACTGTAAAGAAATATAAAAAACAATTGTCTAAACCTGGAAGTAGTGTAACTAATTTTACATCTGAAACTAAAATTGATAATTCATTTAGTACTAAAAAAGATACAGTAGAAACAAAAGTAGTAGGTAATGATACAATAAAGACACATAAATATTTATATGATATTGAGTTAAAAGATAAAAAAGAAAAAATATGGGTAACAGGTAATGCTGTTGCTACTAAAGATTCTTTACATCTTACACAAAAAATCATTAATGAATATTCAGTTATTATTGGAGAAGAATCTCAAGGTTGGTTTAAACCTAAAAAACCTTTTGCAGAAGTAATTAATTTGAATCCATTTTCAGAAACAACTAAATTAAGAACTTATCAAGTTGAAATTAAACCTATTAAAAAGATAAGTATAGGACCAGGAGTTTATTATGGTATTGGAAATAATTTTCAACCTCAAGTGTTTATTGGAATAGGTATTCAATATAATTTTATAAGATTATGAGAATGCTTGATATTGCAAAAGCAATTGCAGCAATAGATGAAAATGGTAAAAAAGATTGTTCATTTTTAAATTTAATACAAGGATAATTATGGAAGAAAATTTATACAATATAACTTTTGTTGATGAAGAACCATTTTGTAGAATTGATAATGTTTTATTAGATGAAGAATTATGGTTAAAAAGAACAGGTATTCCTGGTGAATTTGATAGTTATTCAGATGATGAAAGAGGTGTTATAGTTTTTAATGATAAAATTTACACTAAAACATTTGAAATAGGAGACATAATTCCTTGTATTTGTTTTTTTGAAGAAGGAACAGGTAGTGAATATGATAAAAGTAGTAATGCTGGTAGAGGAGAAATGTCTCATTATTTACATGAAAAATTTACTGGCAGAGATGGTTCTTTTATTTTAAGAAAAGAACACTATGATGTTTTCACAAATTATAAAATAGTTCCATTTGATGAATTTTATAAAGATTTTCCTTTATTTAATAAAGAAGAATATTTTAAAATAATGGATTCATTGGATAAATATTATGAAAAAAGTCAATTATGAAAATGATATTACAATCAGAAAAAGATGTTTTAAATCTTAATGGTAAATGGATATTACAAGTTAATTCTGATAATCCAGATTATACCATTAATGAAAATAATTGGGGTTTTGTTAGTGAAAAAAGATTATCTTTAGTAGTAGGATTAAATATGTATGGTTTATATTATTCTCATGGTACATTTAAAACATGGGAAGAATTTGCTTTTAGATTTAATCATTATGTAGAAGGTGATTCTTTTGATACAAGATTTCATAGAGTNTTAACACATAGAGAAATAGACTTTTTATGTGAAAAATTTAAACAAGAAAAAATATGACAGAAAATCAAGTATTAGCAGACAGAGTGTTAATTAAACCATTGGTTGAAACACAAACAGCTTCAGGTATTTTAATAGCTGAAGGAGAAAGAGAAAAACCTCAAAAAGGTGAAATAGTTTTAGTAGGACCAGGAACTAAAGATGTTGAAATGGTTGTAAAACCAGGAGATATAGTTTTATTTGGTAAGTATTCAGGAGTAGAAGTTGAACTTGAAAAAGATAAATTTTTATTAATGAGACAAGATGACATTTTTATGATAACTAATAAAAAATAAATTATGGCAAAAGAAATAAAATTTGATATTGAAGCAAGAGAAGGTTTAAAAAGAGGAGTTGATGAATTAGCAAATGCTGTGAAAGTAACTCTTGGACCTAAAGGAAGAAATGTAGTAATTAAAAATCATTTTGGTGAAATTACAGTAACTAAAGATGGTGTATCAGTAGCTAAAGAAGTAGAACCAAAAGACCCATTAGAAAATATTGGTGCTAATATGGTTAAAGAAGTTGCTTCTAAAACTAATCAATTAGCTGGAGATGGTACTACAACTGCTACTGTTTTAGCTCAAGCAATTGTTAGAGAAGGATTGAAAAATGTAGCAGCAGGTGCAAATCCTGTTGATTTGAAAAAAGGTATTGACAAAGCTGTAATAGATATTGTTGAACATCTTAATAAAAATGCTATAAAAGTAGATTCATCTATTGAAACAATTAGACAAATTGCTACTATATCAGCTAATAATGACCAATTTATTGGTGATTTAATTGCTAATGCTTTTGAAAAGATTGGTAATGAAGGAGTTGTAACAGTTGAAGAATCAAAATCATCAGAAACTTATACTGATATTATTGAAGGTATGAGTTTTGACAGAGGTTATTTATCTCCATATTTTGTTACTAATCCAGAAAAGATGGTAATTGAATATGAACAACCATTAATTTTTATTACAGATAAAAAACTTTCTACTTTTAATAGTTTAATACCTATTTTAGAAATTGCTTTACCTACTGGAAGACCATTTTTAATTATTGCAGATGATGTTGAATCAGAAGTTTTAAAGAATTTGGTTCTTAACAAAGTTAAAGGTGGTTTAAATATAGCTATTGTTAAAGCTCCTGGTTATGGAGATAGAAGAAAAGATTTGTTACAAGATATTGCAATTCTAACTGGTGGAACTTTAATTTCATCTGAAAATGGTATTGAATTAGAACAAGCTACAATGAATGATTTAGGTAGTTGTGAAAAAATCAGAATTGATAAAGACAACACTCTAATTATGAATGGTGCTGGTGAACAAGATTCAGTAAATGCAAGAATAGAACAAATTAAAAATTCAATTCCAAATGCTAAAACAGAGTATGATAAAAGTAAACTACAAGAAAGATTAGCTAAATTAACTAATGGTATAGCTGTTCTTTATGTAGGTGCTGCATCTGAAATAGAAATGAAAGAGAAAAAAGATAGAGTTGATGATGCTTTACATGCTACAAGAGCTGCAATTGAAGAAGGTATTGTAGCAGGTGGTGGAATTGCTTTATTAAATGCAGTAAGAAGTATTCTTAAAACAACAATTAGTAATGTTACTAATAAACTTGGTAATACTATAACTGATGATGAAGCTATTGGCTTTAACTTATTATTAAAATCATGTGAATCACCATTAAGAACTATTGTTGAAAATGCAGGTTTAAATGGAGATGTTATTATTAATGAAATTGATAAGAGTGCAGATGAAATAGGTTATAATGCAAAGACTAATGAATATGTTGATATGATTAAGTCTGGAATCATTGACCCTAAAAAAGTTACAAGAGTAGCTTTAGAAAATGCAGCATCAGTTGCAGGAATGATTTTAACTACTGAAGCAGTTTTAATACCTTTAAAAGAAGAAAATCAAAATAATTTTAACTAAAATTTGGTAGATTGAAAAATAAACCTTAAATTTGCAATGAAATTATAAGATGATGAAAAAAGCAATTCAAAATAATCCATTCTTTAATCATATTCAAGAACCAATATTCTTGAAGAGGGAATGTATTATTTAATATTTTTTAGGTTAAATAGTGAATACAAATCCCTCTACTAATAATAGAGGGATTTTTTTATAGGGATGTATTTCAATTGGTAGAAGGTCTGCTTTGGGAGCAGGAGAGTGTTGGTTCAAGTCCAATTATCCCTACAAATTATTGGATAGTAGCTTAATGGTGAAGCACCTGACTGTTAATCAGGGGATTGTAGGTTCAAGTCCTATCTATCCATCAAAATGGACTTTTAGCTCAATTGGTTAGAACAATTCACTCATAATGAAAAGGTTGAAGGTTCAAGTCCTTTGAAGTCCACAGAATTTTAGCTTATAGTGTAATTGGTAGCACACAACACTTTGACTGTTGTAGTATTGGTTCAAATCCAGTTAAGTTAACAAAATATATAGGCATATATATCAATTGGTTAGATAGCCACCCTGATAAGGTGGAAGTTACAGGTTCAAGTCCTGTTATGCCTACAACTTACTGCATTAGTGAAGGGGTTATCACATCACACTTTCTATGTGAGGTCAGGGGTTCAAATCCCCTATGCAGTACAAAAAGGGAAGATAGTATAGGTGGTCAATGCACTGGACTGAAAATCCAGCCATTCAGGTTCAACTCCTGGTCTTCCTACAATGTATCATATATTATACATTAAGTCTATTTTTATATGATAATGTATAATATATGATACAAAAATGAATGTTTTGTTCATAATAACATACATGGTGATTGTAGCTTAATTGGTAGAGCATCTGGTTGTGGTCCAGAAGGGTGTCAGTTCAAATCTGACCTTTCACACAAAAAACCCATTAATTATTATATTAATGGGTTTTCTAAAAAATTTCTCTTACCACTATTGGTCTATTTCTTCAACTTTAGCATCAAAATCAATTCTTTCTAATGCTTCTTGATATGTTTCCTGTTTTCTTTTTCTAACATCATATCTATTCATTCTACTTTTAGCTTGTTTCTCAATAATTATTTCAAGTCTATCTTCTGGTATTTCTTTACCTTCATATCTTTGTCTTAACATTTCTTCATATTGTTCTTTAAACTTCTTTCTTTTATTTTGAAGTTGTCTTTCATTTCTCCATTCTTTACCTTTAATATAAGCATCAAACCATTGATTACCTTGATATTCTTTTTTATCTAAACCAGGAACTTCATTTTTAAATACTCCTTTATTTACAGAATTAGGTACTGAAACAAATGGTTGTATTTTAGTTACATCATACATTAAATCAGATACTTCTCCTTTATCTTTTACAAAATAATCATTAGTATGAGTAATTAATTTTTCAATATCCCCAATATATCTTAACATTGCAAGTTTAGAATTTTCATCTATAAATGTTCTTGGATTACTCCAATTTAAAAGAGAACCTATTGACCTGTTACCTTGATTATCTACAAAGTTATGTAGTTGTCTTCTGTAATCATCATCTTCATCTTCATTATCCCATAACAATGATTTTAATAATAGTATAACCATTAATTGAGTAATCATTATTGCTGCTTCTTGAGCCATACCTTTTAATGCTTTACTTTCATCTTCTGATAAATTAGTATTATTATTTAATCTATTATTTTTTATAATATTATTAAAGTTTTTAGTTGCATAAGTTGCTTTTAAAGGAATATTCATTGATTGAATTAATATTTCTTTCATAAATCCAATAGTAGTTTGTAAATCTAATAAATGGTTTTGTACATCTTTATCTTTATAAACATATTTTGAATACCATTTTTGAATAACAAAAGGAATTATACTTGCTCCTGCTCCAAGAGCTAACCCTACTGGACCAAAACCAATACCTAATACAATTGAACCAAATACTCCAGTAGCTCCAGCATTTTTTAAAAGACCTCTATATCTACCAGCAATTTTCTTTTTACCTTGAATTATATCTACACTTCTTGTACCAAATCTTTGATTAACATGTTCAGGCATCCATCTCATAAATAACATCATAAATTTACCCCAATTACTATCTAATATTTCAATACTGTCTAATGAAGCATAGTTACCTTGAGTTCTTTTAATAGTATCTTCTATTTTTAATTTCTGTACAAAGAATTGATTAAATTCTGGATTTTGAGTATTTATATTAAATTCTTCCCATCCTTTATTTTGTTCATTTTTAAATTCATCTCTTAATTCTAATGTTCCTGGTTTATAAGCAGGAAAACCAGAACCATCAAAAAACTTATAAGCAGTTCCATTATTATCATAAATAATAGTGTCCATTAACATAGATAATACAATTTCACCTTGATTTTTAAATTCAGGATTATCAACAGCAAACTGAAATATATTAAGTTTTTCTTTCCAACTATCAAATTTAGATTCTTTATCTTTTCTATCAAGTTCATTTTTCTTATCTTGAAATAAAGCTAATTCATCTAATAAAGATTGATAAGTTTTCATTTGTAATGCTTTTTGTTTACTTTCCAAACTTAACTTATCTCCAGCAAATTTATTAATATTAGCTAATGCCATAAATCTTTTAGCATATTTTAAATTACCACTTGTCCAATAATCTCCCATATTATCTCTAATCATATTAGAAAACATACCTTCACTTCTATTAAATANACCAGAAATAGGATTTAATGCTAATGATTTATTTATAATANTTTTCATAATACCAATACCAAATCCACCAGGAGTAATAGGTACACCTAATCTATTTATTTCAGAATTAATATAACCTTCAAGAGCTTTTTCAAAATTATCTTTTGACATTCTTTCTACTTTACCTTCAAGAGTTTCATAATAAGAATTACCTTTTTTAGAATAGTTTACACCATTTACAAAGAATGAAAAATTTACAGCATTATCAGAAGAACCATCTTTCAATCCTTCTAATATTTTTAATAACTCTTTTTCTGTATCAGAATAATATTTCCAAAATCTTTGTTTACTTTCAGTACCTAAACCATCTTCTTCATTACCTCTACTTACAGCTCTTTCATTATATATATTAGTTGATACCCAAGATTGTAATTTTTTATTTGATTTATTTCTATCTTTATTATTTTTATCTTTTATTGATTTATGATAGTTTAATAACATATCAGAAATAAATTGAGTTTCTTGTCTTGATTTATGTAATGTAGCTAAATCAGATAATGCTAAAGTTATTTTAGTTAAATCTCTTGAATAATCAGCTAATACTTTCTTTCTTGCAATTTTATCAATTAATTCATTCTTGTATTTATTTTTAGTTTCTTCTGCATCTTTTTTACTTAAATTTTTAGTTAATTCATTTAAGTTTTGAAATGTTATATTTTCTTGATTTGCTAATTCTTGAATTTCATTTATACTTTTTAAAGTTAAAAATTTCTTCATTTTAGAAATCTCTTTATTTGTAGCATCATTATAATTACTTTTTATACCAGAATTTTCAGTATAAAATCCTCTTTCATACCACATTTGTTTAAATGATTTAATAGCTTCATTATAAAGATTTTTAAAGAATCCTTTAATACCACTACTTGCACTCATTTCTTCTGCAAAACTTTTTTCAAATTTTGCCCAAGATAATGATGATATATTTTGACCCATAGAAGAATAAGTAGGATTTATATGTTTAGTATAAATTTCTCTCATACTTTCCCAATAACTAAAAGCATCATTATCATTTTCAATATTATTGAAAGTTTCATTAAAGTAACCTGTATCTTCTATTTCATTAGTATCTATATTAACAGTATTCTTCTTTGGAACATACTCAATAAATTTACTATTATTAAATGTAAAATAAGTATTAGCACCACTTTCATAATCAACTTGATTATAAGCATTGTCAGAATAATAATTTTGAACAAATACCCAAGGACTATTTGAATTAATATTTTTATTAAACCATTTACTTGATTTTATTTCTTCATTCATTTTATAGTTCTCATATTCAGCTAATTTTTTTTCTAAATCCTTAATATGATAATCATATAATTTACCTAAAGAACCTTTTAATTCATTTTCATAGTTTGACATTTCTTCATCTGTAAAAGAAAAGAAATCTTCATATTGGTCAGAATATAAATCTTTAAAATATTTTATTTTTCTAAAATCAATTACATCAGTATTTTCTTTTAACCATGCTATTTTCTTACTATAAACTCCTGGTTTTTTATCTTTTTTAGCTTGATTAAATTCTTTATTTATTTCATAGTAATCATATAATTTTCTAAAATACTTTTTAGTATATTTATGAATTATATTACCAGTATCAATACCTTGTTCATCTTTTTCAAAAAAGTTATCCAAATTAAAACCTTTGTCTTTTAATTTCTTATCTAATGATTTTATCATTTCTACAAGAGGTCTTGCAAATTGTTTTGTTTTCTGAACATTAGTTTGAAAAGTAGTATTTAATAAAGTAGCTACAATACTATCATTATTAGAATTTATACCAAGAAACAATTCTTGTAACACATTAATATCAGACATTTTTTCAAATAATGATTGTACTTCTTCTTCTGTAAATTCATCTTTATGTGCTTGATATATAATATCTTTGGATAATAAATCTTTAATAATTGCTTGTTGTTTTGTTTTTAATTTATTTGATAATTTAGTAATCCCAGCAACAATTAAAGAATCATATTTTACATAAGTATCTCCATTCCAAACATCATAATTAACTAAATCACCATTAAGATTTTCACCAGTAATCATTTGATGTAAGAAATCAATTCTATTAATAATATCTTGATTACCTAATAATTCAGTATTAGTTGTATCAAGTAAGCTATTAAGATAATTTATTTCATTAATAACATCTTGAAATACTAATTCTGTATTTTCAACATCAAGATTTTCAATTTCATCTTTTAGTTTATTTATAGTATATTGAAAAGTATATACATCAGTTTTATATTTATCAGTACCATAATTGTTTTTATTTAGAATTTTATAAGTTTCAAAATTATCTTCTAATTTTTTTAATAATTCTGTTTTATATTTATAATAAGAACTAAAATCATTTGGAATAGAATTATCCATTCTTTCTTGTACATCAGGGTCAAGAAAGTCATCAAAATCATCTTGATATTGAAAATACATATAATCATTAGCAAATTCAGATTCATCTATACCTGCTCTTTTAGCATCTTCAATATGTTGTTGTCTTGCTTCTTCAATTTCATTTTGAATTTTTTGTCTATTTTCAAGTATAGCAAATTTTTTATTATAAGCATTTTCAACATACTTTGGAAAAGTATATCTTAAAGAAACCTCATTATTATTTTGTATAATTTCAGTCCATCCTTCAGTAAATTGTGGACCAACTTGTTCAGAAATGAAATCTTTAATTTTATTCTGAATAGTTACAGCTACATTATAAGCAGCATCTCTTGTTTTGTACTTATTACTCTTTGAGTAATCAAGTGTAATAAAACCATCTCTGTTCATAGAGATGGTTTTAGTTTTTACTATTTGTTGAATACTTTCAAAAGCATTCTTTTTTATGTCTTTTAAATTACATCCTAAACTCATATATTTTTATGTTTAAAATTTTTAACAAAGATATGAAATAATTCTATCTTAACAAGTTTTAATTTTCAATACTTCTGATAATCCAATTGGTTGTAAATCAACACTATTTTCATCTCTTACATCATTCTCTGGATTACCTTCTTCATTTAAAAGTTTTTTAGCTTCAATATCAGCTTTAGTTTCATTAAATTTAGAATTACTTGCTACATTACTTTCTGATTCTTTATTTGTAAGTAAACTCATTACTGCATCAAATGTATGTTCAGTTATTGAATTTTTAACAACACCAGGAGCAATAGAATTTATAATTCTACTAACTACATCTGCAAATTGTGAAAGAATAGTTTTTCCTGTTTGTCTATATTCAACATTATTCATTTCACTTCTAAATTTATCAGACAACATTACACCTGCAATAAATTCTCCAAGATTTAATGTTCTATAACTATCAACCTTTAAATTATTATCAGCATTATTTTCATTAGAATATAATTCATGTTCAGTATCATTATTCCAAATTGCTTTTTGTTGGTTTAAAATATTTATAGCTTCTTCTAATGAACTATTTTTTGCATATTTATTTAAAATATGTTTTGAACCTTCTTTAAATAAAGATACTAATTTTACAATATGAGCAGGTGGATTATCACTTAAATAATTAATATTTACTTCACCTTTTTCATTAATGTATGATTTTCTTGTATCTACATATTTATCAACAGTATCAATAGTAACAGAATGAACTACCTCTTCCATAATAGCATAATAAATACGTTCTTTATTACCACTATTTAATAAATCTTCAGAAATATAAATTGTTCCTCTATTTAATTCTCCAATACTTGTACTAACTACACCACCTTTTTGTAAAGGAACATATATAGCATTAGCTTTTAATCCATTAATATTTTTAACTTCAATTGGAATATTATTAATAAATGGTAAAAGTAATTCAGCAACATCTTTAAATTTAGAATTATCTTTAATAATATTTTCTAAAACAGAATTTAAACCATTAGATATTCCAAAATCTTCATCAACATTAATATTTTCAACTATTGGTTGAGTTGTTACTATATTTACTTTTCTATTACTCTCTAATAATGATTCATTATTATTTACAAAAGGAGAATATTCATTAAATCCAAATGAACCTAAATTATTTACTCTTTTATAAACACCATTAGAATCTTTTTCAAATAATAAGAATTTACTATTTTTAGAATCTCTAATTGAAATATATTCAGGCATTTCTTTCTTTGGAACAAACCAATCTAATTCTTCTAATGTTTGTGAATTAGCTTGTTTTAACCATTCTTTTTTAGTTCTCCAATTGAATTTTTTAGCTTCTTCTGGATTATGTTGAAAGAATTGTCTAATGAATACACTTTTAAAATTAGATAAATCTGTATTAACAATTATTCTACTATTATTTTCATCATATACTAAAGAAGATGTACCATATTTAGTGTTTATCTTATCTATAATACCTTGAATCATTTTTGAATTACCATATTCTACATCAATAGTATTATCTTCATTTATTTGATATGCACCAATAATATTCATTAATCCTTTAAAATCACCATTCAATAATAAATTATGACTACTGTTTTTACCTACACCAGAATATCTTCTTAAATTATCAGTTACTTTATATTTATTTAATACTGCTAATGGAATATAATTTCTAAATCCAATTGCACCATTTTCTTGATTAGCTAACAAACTATATTTAGTTAAATCTTTTATTAATTTCTCAAAAGTATAATTCATATCTTGATTAAATCCTGGTAATGATTCTTTAGATTCATTTAATATACTAAACAAATTATAAACTGAATTTTTATTAAAATTAGTTCTATCATTGGTTGTATATTTAACTAATGATGGTTCATTATTTTTGTTTAATACAAATTCTAAATCTTTAAAAAATGGTTCATTAAATAATTTATGATTAGATTTTTTAAGTGCATTAAGATAAGATGCTAATGATTGATTAGTATCAGTATCAATGAATAAAGAATTTCTTTCTTCATTAACTGACTTATCAAATATACCAAGATTAGAGTATGAATAAATAAAATCTTTCATTTCAGAAATTACTTTATATTTTAATTCTAATCCATTTTTAGTATCAGCATTTTTACCTGTTATATCAATTATACTATTAATTTGTTCATCAATAAATTCATTTTCAAATGGTAAAACATTTCTCCATAAATTATAACCAGAAGATATTGAACTAATTAATTTACTATTTAATGGTGATGTAGGTTTAACAAAAACACTATATGTATCTTGTGTTTCAACTTTAATATAACCTTCATTAAGTAAATCATTTTGTAAATCTTCTTCATTATTATTAACTAATTGTTGTTTACCAAACAATCCTTCAATACCTTCAATATTAAGATTTTCAGAAGTCATTTGTAATAACAATGAATCTTTTTTGTTTATAGTATTAAAGAAAGATATTCCTAAACCATCACTATCAATATTAGCAAGTTGTTGAACTTTATTTATATTTTTAGCATGAATAGATAAATCCATAAATTTTTCATACACAGCCCATTGTTGAGCATTATTACCTTTTAATAAACTATCATATAATTTTTGAGCAGTTAATTCAGAAACTTCAACACCTTTCATTTGGTCAAAATCCATTCTTAATCCAGCTTTAGTATTAATTAAATCAACTCCTTCACTAAATTCTTGAGCTAATATACCTGTTATTTTTTCATCAACATCTTCTTGATAATCAGATATAATAGAATCATATTGTTCTTTTAATTCTACATATCTTCTAATAATTGGTTGAGATATAAATAATGAAGGAAGAGATAATTCTTTACCATTTACTATATCTTTATCAAATCCTAAATTAGACATCAAAGCAAATACATTAATAGTATATTTATTCTCATTTCTTCTACCCATAATCTGTAATTTTTGATTATCTGTTGCAGAGTTTTGAGATTCCATATTAACTACTGATAACAACCTTGGTATAAATCCTTTTATTGGTTTTTCTGGTTCTAATGCTTTTGTTTCTCCTAATTTACCAACTGATAAGAAGTTACCAATTCTCATACTAAAAGGTATTGCTTTACCAGTTTTTTGATTAAATCCATTAATCAATCTTGGTTTTTTCTCCATTTGTTGAAATAATGAATTTAATACTACCCAGTTAGAATGTACCCCAATACCTAATTTACCAGAAGCACCAAGTTTCAAAATTGATTTCTGGTGTCTATCATCAAATATTGAAAAATTCTCTCCTGTATTTTGACTGTTTATTTTATCATCTATTGCTTTAGCATTATCTTCAGCAAATTTTGTAGATAATGTAGCACCAATCATCTTCTGAATTTTTTCATCAGTAGAAGAAAATATAGATTTATATACATCTATAATTTGATTTTCAATTAATAGATGGTTTAATTTATCTTTTAATATTTGTACTTTTTGTTCTTGACTTGTTCTTTCATTAGCAAATATATTTTGTATTTCTTCATTATTTCTAATAGAATCAAATAAATTTAATATGTCATCAATTCTTCTTTCAGTTTCTTGTTCTGATTGAAAATTATCTTCTAACATTATTATTCTTCTTTGAATGTATTTTGCATCAATCTTTCTTACATTACCTTTACTATCTATTCTATAATTTTGAGAATAAACATATCTTGTATCAATATCATAATCTTCTCCTAATTGAGTAGTATGGTCTTTTGGTACAATCATTAAATCTCCTGAACCATGTGGTAAGAAACCAACTATTTCAATCAAAGCACCTGATTGGTGAGCTGATGTTGGAATTCTAAATGAGAACATTTCTAATAATTCTGGATTAACTTTATCCATATCAAGAACTGTTCTACCATCTTCAAGAGTTTTAGTATATTGAGTAAGGTCTAATAATTCATCTGTATATTTACCTGTATCTTCATTTTCCTTTTTAACTCTAAATTTAGATGCAACTAATACTTGTGCAGTTTTTAAACTACCATCTGAATTATGAGTTGCTTTTAATTCTCCTTCAAATTTATCTGTAAATATAATTCCAGTTTTATCAATAGAATCTAAATTATCAACAAATCTAAATCCTTCTTGAGATGCAACAGGAGATGAAAAACCAGGAAGTTTAAGATTAACCAATTTATTATTAACAATTGAATTAAGTACAGATTCAAATTTTCTTGAATTTGGAGACATCCAAATAGGAATATTAAATTCTGCTCTTGTAGGTTTTAAACCTTTTTCTTCCATTTGTTTTTTAGAATAATAATGATTAACTAATTTACCATTCTCATCTTCTTCTGCAACTATATAAGATAACTCAAGTATTTCTTTATCTTGTTGATTAGATAATCTTTTATTTAAAGCATTTTTAATATGTTCTAAAGTTTCAATATTATTAACCCAATCACCATTATTATTTAATCCTAATGAATTATATAATTGATTTCTTAATATACTTTGTTCTCTTGAATAAAGATTATTATATATTGCATATAAATCTTTACCAGATATTTTACCATTATCTTCAGTAATACCTAATGATTTTAATAAAGAACTATCAAATTTATTAGGAAATATTTTTTCTGTTATTTGATTAATACCATTACCTAATATAATTTTTTCAAATTGAGTACCTCTATTAATTTCATCTCTTTTATTAGCTTTAATATTTTTATCAGTTTTAAATGGTTTATCTTGTTGAATAGAAAAATTTTCTCTATCAAGTGTAGCAGAACTTGCTATAATTTTACTTTCTAATTCACCATTATAATCTGAATAAAGTTCAGAAATATTTATTGCATTTTTAACACCACCAACTTTATTACCTGATTGATAAGAAACTCTAACTTTTTTACCAGTTTTTGCTTCCAATTGTTCAATATTTTTTCTCAAATTATCTAATTCAATACCTTGAGTTAATTGAGGTAATAATGGAAAAGAAGATGTTTTAACATAAACATATCTTTGTATTTTTGATACTACTTCACCTTTATTATTTTTTAAATCTTCAAAATACATTCCAGCATGTAAAGGTTTAATAACTTGAAAGATAACTTTTTTCTCATCTTTACTTAAAGTATTATTTTCATTTAAACCATCTTTACTTTGAGAATCTAATTTAGAATATAAACTATCAAATACATCTTTTTTAATTCTACCTTGATTAAGTAAAATATGTAAATGTTCTTGCCAAGTAGTATATTCTTGAGCATCAGTTGCAGTAATTTTAAAATAATTAGCAATATCAGGAAATTTATTTTGTAATGATTTCTTGATTGCATTATATTCATTCTCTGAAACTTTAGCAGATTTACCTTCTTTATTTTCTTTTCTTATTTTACTTTCTAATTCTTTAAGTTTTTTAATATCATTTTTATTTTCTTCATACAAATCAGAATACCACATTTTAACTAATTCTTCTAATGTGTTAGATGCTTCTTCAACATCATTAACCATTACTTGTATATATTTTTCATTTGTACTTTCAGCTATTCTATTACCAGGACTAATAAGTTCTTTCAACCTTTTAGACATATTAACAGAAGTATCTTTAATAATATTAGTATAAACTTCTTGTTCTTTTTCTAATTGATTTTCATTATCATTAACTGAAACTTTAGGTTTTGTAACATCTACATTTCCATTTTTATCAATATTAAATTTAGATGCTTGTTTATCTTGTACATAATTAGATATATCTCCAGCAAACAACATTTGAATTTGTGCTTGATTTATATAATAATTAATAGTAAAATCATAAGCAGCAATTTGAGTTGCTTCTAATTTACTTGTAGTACCTCTTGAATTAATATATTTAGAATCCAAGAAACTAACATTAACACCTGCCCTTTCAGTTTCACCATTTTGAACAAATCCATTAGTAACCCATGAACCACTCATTTGTTGATTTTCAACTTTGATTTTTGATTCAGCACTATTAGAAATTACATCTTGTAATTTTTTATGAATTTGTTCTTTATATTCTTCAATTATATCATTTACATTATTACCATTTTTAATTCCTGTATGAATCAAAGTTAATAACTTAACATCAGTACCATTAACTTTAATTGGTAAAGTATTAAGACTTGGTATCATTGTAAACAATTGAGAACCTAAATCTAATCCTTGTACATTAGTATTACCAACTGATTTTAAATATGCTTCAATTCTATCTAAATCAGGTTGTACTAATTGACTATATAAAACATCTAAAACCTCTGAATTGATTTTAACTTTACCATCTACAAAAGTAAAATTACCTTTCTTTAAATCTAATCCAACAGTATTAAACACAAACATTTGTGATGAATCTGAAAGAGTAGGAAAAGTCATTTTAGTTTCTCTTAATGATATACCATTATTTTCTAATTCCTGGTTTTTGAAATATGCACCTTCACTTTCAAAGAAACCTTGTAACAATAAATCATAATCTTGTGATGATAAATCTACAATTTCTGAATCTTGATATAATTTTTGTCCTTGTTGTTTAAGTGATTGTAAACTTACATATCCAATGTTTAAAGCATTTTTAATCTTTGGATTATTAATAAGTTTCAATAATAAACTATTTTTAGCAAAAGCAGTATTTTGTAAATTAGAAACTAAAGGATTAGTATCATCTTTTAATTTTCTTAATTGTTCAGTTGTATAATTAGGTTGAGAAAAAGCATTAATTGTTTTTCCACCAATATACATACTACTTGCTAAATTAAATGTATTATTAACTTGAACATCAATCATAGTTTTTAAGAAACCATTATTGTTATTCATTAATATATTGAACCCATCTTTTGAGTTTTTATTTTCATTTTTGTATTTAAAGACTAATTTTGAATCTTTATTTTGTTTATCAATAGCAGAAGTAAGGTTACTATATAATGTTCCAAATACACCACCATTTACAGCAAATACACCAGGAAAATTAATATTACCATCAACTAAACCATCTTTATAATCTTGAATAGTTTTTTCAGATACTTGAATACCAAAATTAGATAACCAATCTACATATTCTTTATTAGGTACATTTTCATATTTACCTTTCCATGAATTGTATTGATTAATTAATTGATTAGCAATATCTTGTTTTACTCTATAATTATCTCCATAATTTTCAATTAAATTAGATTGTTTAAAATTCTCTTGCCATTGCAATTTTGTTTTAATATTAGGATTTTTTGAATTAGCATCATAAGTCATTAGTGTATAATTACCATTTTTTGATTTAGAATACATAACAAAAGACATTTCATTTTTAGTTTGATTTAATCTAAAAAGAATTTCTTTTTGAATTTCAACTGGAGCTGATTCAAATTTATCTAATACATTTTGTAAAAATCCAAACTCTTCTGGATTTTTAGCAATTTGGTTTTCAATTCTATTTTTAAATGCTAATGGATTATTAGGTACATTTACTAACATATCTTGTAAACCACCTATAACTTCATCTAATCCATAATAAGAACTTAAACCAGCAAAATCTTCTGATACTACTTTAGAACTATCTTTTTCAATACCTGCAAAAAACATTTTTAATTTTGTAGATAATGAAGTTCTTACATCATTTTCAAAAGATGCTTTATTATTATTTTTTTCAAATTGACCTTCATCATTTAATTGAGTTTCTTCATTAGTATCTTCTTGAAATTCTTGATTTAAAAATGATTCAATTTCAGATTTAACTGTATTAATATCATTAGAAAAATTACCAAGACCTAATATAGAATCTCTATTAGCAACTAAATACTCATATTCTTTAGTATCTTTAATATCAGCTAAATGATTATCAAATGAATTTTTAATATCATTTAATACATCTTGATTAGTAAAATCTTTACTAATATCAATTGAACTTAATATTTTATGAAACAAATGTTCAACTACTCTTTGTCTTTGACCATGAGTTATAGATTCAATAGGAATATTTTTTAAAACTTCATTAACTTCTGAAGTTTTATCATTAAATATTGCTAACTCTCTTTCTGATAAAGATTCATTACTTTTTATTTTTTCAGCAATTGTTTCAATTACAGAATTATCAACAGTACCATTATCAACAAAATCATTAAATGTTTCATTAGAAATAACTTCAGTTTCACTTAAAGAAGTTTTTTCTTTAGCTTTTTTAATTTCTTCTTTCTTTTCTTCTTTAACTACATCTTTGTCTTTATTTACTAAATCAAATTTGATTCTTGGTTGTATATCAAGAATTTGCATACTATTACCTTCCTGGTCTTGTATAGTATGAAATTTCTTTTGAGTATGTAAATTATCCATTAACATAGCTTTATAACCTTCTCCTGCTTTTGATTTATAATTAGTTACTGAACCATCTGCATGTACAACAGGTAACTTTTGATTATTAATATTTGCAAGTTGAGGTAATAACATTAAACCAGATTTATTTTTTGTTGTTAAAGGATATAATTGTTTTAATTTACCTAACCCAATATATTGTATAGAAGTACCTTCTGATGAAATATTATCAATAGATACACCAGTCATAGTTCTAACTTGATTTCTAACACTCTCTGCCCAAGTAATTTGTTCTTGTGTAGGATTATTATACTTACCAATTTTATTTAAAATATCTGCTGCATCATACATTCTTTGTCTTGATTTAGCAAGTTCAACTAAATTTTGTTGATTATGATTAGTGTGTAATTTATGAGCCACATAAGTAGGAACATTTTTACCATCTTTAACTTCTGTACCAATTCTTGAAATCATATAAACATGACCTTTATCAGTAATAGAATTAATATTAACAATATTTAATTTAGAATACTCATTACCATTATCACCTTTATTAACTATAAATCCTTGTGGACTGAATATAGCAATTTGTGCTGAAGGATTAGCTTCAGTAATTGAATTAAGTTTACCATCAGGAGTAGAAAGAGTATGTCCTTCTTCTCTATCAGTAATTACCATTTCATTATTACCATTTAAAACATTTTTTCTAATATTTCTTGTAAGTTCTCTACCCTCACTTATAATTTTTCTTTGTCTTTGTTTAGCTTGTTCAGATGATATTTTTTCATCATTAATAGTAGCATCTACAAAATCAGCTACATTTCTTGTATTCCACCAAGAAACATCATGTATACCAGGACCAATATTAACACCATCAACAATCATATCCATTGGAACTTTATCCAACCATTCTTGAGAATCTTGAGTAATATTTTTTTGTTGCATCCATTCTTCCATAGTCATAGTAGTTTGGATTAACACACCTAATTCATTTGACTTCCAATCAGATACAGTTCTTGTTCTCCAATCTTGTGGAATTTCTAATGTGAATTTTTTACCAGAAACTAATAAATCTGGATTTAAAACAACATCTAAATTAGACATTCCTTCTGTATTTAATTCTCCATCTTCATCATTAACATAAGTAACACTTCCATCCATTTCATTAAACACAGCTCTATATTTAATTCCTAAAAAAGGAATTTTATTAACAGCAGCAGCAATCTTTCTACCAAGATACTTGATAAGAGTATTGTCTTGATTATAACCAATTGGTTTACTATCTTCTTGAATAATTGAATTAGTTTCTTCATCTTGTTTTTTAACTTCTTCAATAGTAGAAGGAGTTTCTAATACTTCTTCATTAAATGAAAATGATTTAATTTTATCAAAATATTTACTATATAAATTATCCCAGTTAATATTTTCATCAACAATACCTGATTGTTCAAATCCTTTTTTAAAGAAATTAAAATGTTTTTCTGCAACATCAAATCCAACTTGAGAAGCAAATAAACCAAACATTTCTTTAGCAGTTAAATTAGTACCAAAATCATCAGCAATATTTTTATTTAATGCTTTCATTATGTTAGTATATTTACTAACAATATTTTTATGATTAGAATTATTTTCATCTAATCCAATAGGTTGTAAAGCTAATGAATCATTATCATCAGCAATTTCTTCATTACTTCTAACATCATTTGATGGGTCTCCAAGATTATCATCAAATAAAGGTTCTTGAACTATTGCACTAAATTCTTTTGCTTTTTCCTTAACTTTTTCTGGAACATCTTTAGTATCTTCTTTTACTGTTTGTTCATTATTAGGTGCAACAAATTCTTCCTGTTTATTAGCAACAGGTTCAACTACTTTAGAATTATCTTTAGCAACTTTTTCTTCAACTGTTTGATTAATTTCAGAATTAACTTCTGGTGTTAGTTCATCATTTTCTCTTAAATTATCTTTTACTTCATCTACATTTTTATCATTAACATCTCTAACAATATTATTTTTTCTAATATTGTTCATTAATTTAATATATTTTTTTTGACCTTTATCAGAAATTATATAATCATATTTATCATCTAATTCATCTTGAACATTTTGTAATTCTTCTAATTGTTTTTTAGCAGTATTTAATTCTACTGATGCTCTATGGTCATCATTTAATTTAGATGATTGTTTTTTATTTTCAAAAATCTCTGAATAATTAGTATTTGAATAATCAGAATTTTCAGAAGATAATTCTTTTCTAATTTGTCTTTCTAATGCTTCATTATATTCTTTTTCAAGAATTGGTAATGAAGATATTAAATCTTGTTTATAATTTTCAAGTAATTCTCTATTACCTCTATTTTCAATAATACCTTTTTTGTTTGCATATTTAATATGAGCATCAAAAGTATCTGCAATTTTATTATTAAAATCAATTGCTTTTTGTAATTCTTGTTTATCTTCTGGACTTAATTCTTTATTTTGCATTAAGTCTTGTAATGATTTATTCAAAACTTCAGTAGTTCCTGAAGTAGCAGCTCTTACAGATTTGTTTAACAATAAAGTATCAGCTAAAGCATTTGCTTTTGATTCTTTACCTTCTGCTAATAACTCATTCATTCTTTGAGCAACAGCTTCATTATTAGCTTTGTCTAATGAATATTCAATTACTTTTTTAATATTTTCTTTAGTATCTAAAGAACCAATTTTAGATAACTCATCTACAATTTTCTTTTGTTCTTTAAATTGTTTGTACTCACTAATAACATTAACTCCTTTAGTACCAGCAGTTTGTAAACCACCAAGTATTGCTCCAGCAAAAACATTTTCAACAAATTCAGATGAACCAACATCATTTTTAAAGAAGTCAGATACATCATAGAATTTCATATTACCAGTTTGCTTACCAGCTTTTTCTGCAAACCCATTAATTAAACCTTCTTCAATTAAACCTTCTTGAACCATCTCTCTTGATATAGTCCATGCACCTTTTATTAAATTTGCTTTAGAAAAAGGATTAGATAATAAATTTCTTGAAAAAGATTTACCTTTAACAAATAAACCTGCTGAAGTTATATTATTAATAAAGTTTATGTTATTAATACCTCTTGCTTGTTCTTGTGCTAATTGAGATTGTAATAATATTTCATTAAAAAGTTCAGGATTTTTATCTGCCCATTCTTTTCTAATAGTTTCTGCTTTCATTTGTGCTTGTAAAAACAAAGAAGCATCACTTGAAAAATTACCACTTTCACTTAAATCTTTTGCAATATCTTGAATATTGATTTTAGCATACTTATCTATTTGTTCATCTAATACTTGTTTTTGAACTTGTCTTCCAATTTGTTCAGATTCAGTATTAGACATTAAATATGATTGAATAGTAGTTCTTATTGCTTTTGATACTTTATCATTTACTATATTTAATGTTTTATTAAATGCAGTATTATCAATAGTATTAATAGTTTTACCTAATGGTTGTGTTACTTTATTAGTTGTACTTAATAATTTATTAGTATAATTAAATACTTTGTTTTCTAAATTTAAACCTTTAGAAACTACATTAGCAGTTTTACCAATACCTTTTCCTACTGTATTTAACATTGCATTAGTACCTTTACCACCTACTATAAAACCAGCAGCAGTACCAACTCCTTGAGCTAAATCATCTTGTAAATAATAAGCATCACCAAGAACATCCCAATTAGAATTTGCAATTTTTTCTGTAAATGAATATTTATCTGCATACATTGGTTGACCTGTTTCATCTAATACAGGTTTACCAGAAGCATCAATAATTAATTTTTGTACATCCCATATACTTTTAGAATTACCTTCACCAGTTTTTTCTAATGGTAATTCCATGTTTATTTTTTTAGCATCATCAACATATTTAAAAGTACCAGGATTTATAGTATCTTTTACATTTGTAAATGATTTTTTCTTTCTTCCTTCAAGCTCCATAGCTCTTTCAGAAATTGTTTGTTTTAATTTTTGTTGTTGTGCAAACCAATCATTATCTTTTTCAACTTCTGACCAATCATATAATTTATCAATTAAAAGTTTTTCACCAGAAGCTCTTCTTTTCTTTTCTTCTTCAAATCTAACTTCTAATGCTTTTTGTCCTTTTTGTTGAATTTGTTTATATTCTTTATTATATTTTGCATCTCTAATATCTTGTTCTTGTTTACTCATTAAGAATGAAAAAGGAATATCAGGATTATTAGCTTCATCTTCTAAACCAGCATCAGCACTTGTTATAGCATCATTAAATACATCTAATACATTAGCACCATAATATTTAGTTCTATTCCATAGTGATTCCATTTGAGAATCATTAACATCATCCCAATTACCAGTAACACCTCTTGTTATTAAACTACCAAGACCATATACAGTTCCCCATACACCATCTTCAAATACTTTATCTACAATATTATTTGTGGCAATACCAGTTTGATAACCACCAGATTTACTCATTTTTTTTGCTTGAGCTTCTATTAATGATTGAACTTTATCATAAGGAACTTCTTTTAAATTTTCTTTATCATAAGTACCAAATAAATCTGATTGTTTTTCATACCATTTACCATCTTCTTTATTATACCATAAATCAGCTATATCTCCTCTATCACTAAAAGATTCAAAAAAATTTGTAATACCAGAATACCATTTCTCTTGTGATTGATTTTGTTTAACCACTTCTGAAATTTCTTGCTCTTTTTCTAATTGATTTAGAACTGCAAGATTTTGGTCTTCTTCTTGTTTCTCTTGAGCTTTTAATGAAGGAAATTCTAATAAGAAATCTTGATATTCTTTATTAGATAATTGTTGTTTTTGAAGTTTAATAATTTCTTTATCTACTTCTTGTTTTGCTCCTAAATTACCTTTTCCTAATCTAACTTGTTTAGCCATATTGTTTTATTTAATTATTGATAAAAATTCAATTCAAAATCTGAAAATGTTGATTTAACAGGTACTACTTCTGTATTAAATACTTCATTACCATTACTATCAAAATTACCTGTTGAATTACCTTTTAATTTTATTTTAAAATCTACTTGATTCAAATGTTGTTTATTTGGGTTAAGATTATTCCAAGTAGGCATAAATGAATTAGATATTACTACATCTTTTTCATTTGATATTTTACCTTCTTTTAATAATTTATTAATTGTTGTTTTAACCATTTTACCATTTATCTCCATTGAAAATGGTACATTATTCATTGCTCCATTTTTAGAATATGCTTCTAAAGATTTTTTAGTATTTGCAGCAATTTTAGTTCCATCATATCTACCATTACTTAATAAGGTAATACCTTCTGCCATACCAGTCCATGATGCTACACCTCTACCATTATTATGAAATCCATCAATATTATTTAATTGACTTAAATTATTATTTATTACATCAATTACTTTTTGAGATTTTCTAGATTTTTTAGCAAGTGTAAGTTGATTATTATAAATCTTTTTCATAGCTGCTACTACTTTTATAGGGTCTGTACTATTAATTCTAATACCACTTGCTTTAGCTAACTCATTTAATTGAGTAATACTTTTTCTATCCCATTCTAATTGCTGTTCTTTAGTTGCCCATAATACATTTTCTCCTGGTCCAGTAATTAATCCTTCATTTTTTAATTTGTCTTTATAATCTTCAAGAGCAATTCTATGAGATTGTCTTAAATTTTCTAAAGCATAAGGGTCTCCTGTTGTTGATTTGTTACCATATTCTTCTTTTTTATAACTGTATTTTTCAGCAACTCTATTTGCTGATGATTCTAATTTTTGTGCAACTTCATCTTGTGTATATCTTCCTAATCTTACTTGTTGACCATAATAAGCCATTAATTCTTTATCATTAATCATAGATGATAATACACCTTGTTTAACTGTTTCAAAAGGAACTACTTCATTTTTCTTTTCAGAAGTGTACATATATTTACCATCTGTATATACACCATTTTTAGTTACTACATCAGCTATATATCCTTTAGCTCTTTCTTCTCCTAAATCTTCTAAATTAACAAATGGATTAAGGTTTTCACTTGTATAACTATTATACTTTCCATTATCATATTTAGTTCCACCTTTCTCATTAAATTGTTTATCAAACACACTATTAGCATAAGTAATATCATCTTGAGTTACATATCCTTTTTCTTTTTTAGCTTTTTCTAAATGGTCTTTAACCCAAGCATCTCTTGTTTGTTTATTACCTTGAATAGCAGCAACTTCACCTTTAGTCCAATCATCATTTATTTTTCTACTTAATTGTCTAATATTACCAATTTCTTTTCTGAAAGCTAATGGGTCTTCTTGAACCTTTTTAGCCATCTCTTCAATATTATTTTGATAACTATTAATTATTTCTTTTAATCTTGGTTCATCAACTGCTAATGATTGTGCTTGAAGTTTATCATATAATGATAATAATGCAGTCTCATTTTTTTCAATTTGAGTATCTGCATTACCTATTACTTTAGCCATTAATTCAGCAGGTGGAGTATATATATTTCTATCTACAAATTGTGGATGTGCTGTTTTATAAAATCTTCCCATTTCTTATTTCTTTTTAGTTGTTGATTTTGAAGATAAATTACCATTAGAATCAATAGTAATTCCATAATTAGATAATTGATTTAATAAATTTTGAATAACTTGTCTTTCTTTTATTTGATTAATATCTTTACCTGTTTCTTGTAAACCAAAACCTTTAGTAGAAATATCTTGAGCAAGTTGAGTAAAATAATTATCTCTATCTTGTCTATCAGCTAAATCTCTATTTTGTTCTCCTTGCATTACAACACTATCAATTTGATTTTCCATTTGAGATTCTTGACCAAGAATTGACATCATTTGTTCTGCAAAAGTATTATAAGTTTCTTCTTTAGTATTATTAACACTTGCATCAGTTGCTAAATTTAAAGCTCTTACAGTATTAATACTTCTTGCAGAATTACTATTTCTTTTTATAGAACCTGTTCTTGATAATTCTAAATCTTTATTTTTTTCATCTCTTACTTGATTTACATATTGTTTAGTTTTATCTAAAGTTTCTAAACCTTTTTTACCATAATTTTTAAAAGCATCTATATTAGGAGTATCTCCAGCTCTATTTGCTTTTGTATTTTTACCAGGACCAAAAGTAGATATATAGTTTCCTATTAATCCTAAAGCATCTCCAGTAGTTAAACTACCTAATATATCTTTTGGGTTAAATGTGCCTTTGCCAGTTTTTTCTTGACTTGAAGTTTCCTCATTTGATATACCCACATTAAGTAGAGAAGGTAACTTGCTTAAATCTAATTCTGGTGCTTTTAATTCTGGCATTATTATACCTGCTGGTTTTAATCCTTCTCCTATTGGTGTTAAGTACTTCTTTGTAATGTTAAAAGTATCTTTTCCAAACTTACCATCAGCAGATTTAATACCTATTGCTTTTTGGTATTCTTTAACACTATTTGGGTCATCAAAATTTACATTTAACCCTAAATGACCTGCAACTCTATCCACTTCATCATATACATCATCATATTTCAAATTAGAATATAACTTCTTTCCAGTAATACTATATTTTGGTTTAGTGCCATCTGCAACAATACCAGGAGTTGCTAAAGGTGGTCTTGTTCCATCTCCATAACCACCATAAGCATTATCAGTTAGCATACCACCATTATTTATCATATTAAATATCATACCTAATATTGGATTACCATTTGCTTCCATTATTCCTTTTCCATCTCCTATGACAGTTCCACCACCTTGAAATTTTTGCTTTTCATTTATATCTACTAAATGATTATCCTCTTTAGTTTTCTGGTCTAAAGTATTTTTTACAAGTTCTTGTATATTACTATCAAACTTGTCTTCTTTATCATTTACTTCTGAAGTTCTTTTTAAAGAATTTTTAGTAAAACTATCACTTGGATTTTTTTCTAAAAGTTGTTCTAAAGTCATAGTTCTTTTCTCTCTCTTCTTTTTTCTATCTGCCATAGAAACACCATCAACTTTAATTCTTTTAGAAAACATTTCAGTTCCTTCTGGTAATGCAACATCAATTCCACCTTGTTCATGTGAAGGTCCTTTAAATTGAACTACATCTCCTTGTGGAGTTTCTCCAACTTCTTCTCCCTCTACTTCTACTGGAACTCCTGGTACTAATCCACCCATAGCTAAAAATTGAGAAAATGCTCCCATCATTCCCATACCAGATTGTATATCACCATTATTCTTATTTAAGAATCCTGCAACACCTTTTCCATCAGCTCCTTCACCATTAGCTACACCTTTGTTCATCATAGATGTACCAACTTGTTGTGCAAGATTACCAAATATTTTTAATCCTTTTACCCAACCATTATTACCAGCTTTCTGTGAAGCTCTAACCATAGCTAATTGATTTTCATATAAATCAGTAGCAGGATTTTCTATTAAAGTGCCAAATTCAAACTTTGGCACTTTATTTTTAACTTTATTTTTTTTCATTTTAATATTAATTATTTCAGATTGATATTATCTAAAAGATTGACTTTCATTTTCTCCTGAAAAATTCATTATCATTTTGATAGTTCCTTCTTCATGTTTTCTTTCCTGTGCAAAATTATCAAATATTAATTTAACCACCAAATATTTATCTCTAAAACTTTCTAACTCTGACCAATCCTTTTCATAATCAATTGAATTATTATTAAGAACTTTATCTATAAAATATTCAGTTTGTAATGAAGCCAAGTCTGATATAAATATTGGTTCATTATAATTAACTCTAATATCTCTTAAATTATTTAAAGTCCAATTTCTTTCATTTCTATCAACAATAATTTCATCATTATCTAAATTATTTATTTGTTCATATAAATAATCTTCTGATTCTTGGTCAGCATCTTTAACTTTAATATTCATTAAACCAGAACATTGTCTTGAGTTATATGCTATTAATTTATTAAAAAATGTATCATTAATATCAGTAAATTCTTTAAATGAATTATTATATTTTTTAACTTCAACTAATAACAATAAATATTCCCATAATCTTGTAGTTAATGGATTTGATAAAGATACATATTCTAAAATAAATGGATTTAATTTATCATAAAATGTTTGATAATGTCCTTCTTTATTATGTTTCCATATATTGTTATTTCCATAAATCCAAGAATAAAATTTCTCTGGAACATTAATATAAAAATTAGGTAAATAAGAATGCCATGAAATCCAACTATTTTGTTTTAATGAATAACTCATAGTCCAAGAATTATTAGCTTGTACAGGATTATCTAATACTTCTCCATCAATGTATTTATACTCTATATCTAAATATGGTATATCCACCATAACAGTTTCAACAGAAGTTAAATTACCAAGAAACAATTCAATATCTTGTGTAAACTGACTTACTGGAATTATATCTCCATTACCATTCCAACCTCTTGTATGTTTATATTGCCATCCTATATCTCTTAAACTTCTTGGAGTAGGATTAGCAACTGTTGGTGTAGATTTTGGATATGGATTAGGTCCATCTAAAGCATCTAATAAAACAGAGTATTCTACAATAGGAACAAACACATTAGGAGAAGCCATTAATGTTGCTATCTCTGTTGCTCCTAAAGTTTCTCCAACAATAGCTGATATACTATGTTGTAACATACCTTTAGTAGGTCCTTGAGAACTATGACTATATACAATAGGATATTGCAAACCAAATATATTATATCCTAATGATTTTAAATTATCATATCTATTAAAATAATCATTAAAATCATTTATATATTCTTGAGAAGGTCCTGGTGTAGGATTAGAAATTCCTGATTGATGGTATTCTCCACAAGTTCCACATCCACCACAATTATTAATAGCAGCTTCATTAACAGTAGATACTATTACTATGTTTTTACTTATATTATTAAAATTAGTTATTGGTGTTTGTACTCCTGCATCATCAACTAAAAATACATTATGAGTATTTTGTAACCAATTTAATATTCTTAACCAAGATTGTCCATTACATCCTTGATTAGCCAATACATATAGTAATCTTCCTTGAAAACTAGGATTGTTTAATTTGAATTGTAAAAACCAAGCTAATACAGTAGCCTTTACATTTGCTACACCTGTTCCACTAAAACTACCTGAACTATCAAACTGTACAATTATATCAGAATTATTTGGTAGATTAACTGTTACTTCTCTAGGTTCTTGTCTAGTTTTAGTTACACTTTTACTAAACTTCATTTTACAGTCTATCAATCCTTCATAACTCCAACCACTTGCTTGTTCAGTCTGAATAATTTGATTAAAGTTAGGAAAATAAGTCATTTGTCCATTATTAACACATAACTCAAAATCAGGATTATCAATTAATCCAGCATCAAGTAAAAAATCTTTTTTAGTAAATATTATTCTTTCTTTTTTAGTATCATAAGTAGAAATAAATCCTGTACCAAATGGATTAGATGGATTATCATTATAACTATATTTTTTACCTATTGAATTATAATATTGTTTATTTAATAATAATTCCATATTATTTTGAAACCAATTACCTACACCCAAACTACTAATAGGTTTTAATTGACCACCTTCAAATTGATATATCTTTCTTTGATTTTCACTTGGAAAAAATACACCATTTGGAGTTTTAATTAATCCCCATTTATGTTGAGAACCTGCTGAACTTCCAGTATCATCATCTAATACTTTTTGAGCTGGTATTTCACCATAATTTCCTGTACCAATAAAAGATATAATTTGGTCTGTTACTCTTTCTTGATAGTTTCTTGGTATTTGCCATAATGCTTCTTTAGTGTGCATAAATAGATTATTACCAATTTTAAATACATTAGTTATTTCTCCAGTTTCTCCTTCTAAATCTTTATAATTATTAGGTAAGAATACTCTATAATTATCTGTTAATTCTTCTTGGAATGATTGCTCTGACCAATGCCATCTGTGTGGAAAATCTTCCTGACATTCTGAACAACAATCATATTCTAAAGGTAAATGATAAAATATCTTTTCTTTATTTTTTCTTTGATAATCAGGATTAACTTGATAATATTCTCCTAATGCTGCACCAATATATTCTCTACTATCATTTCTTTTTGAATTATAAACTAATAGTTTTTTATTCATGTGATAGTCTAATTTAGAAACAGGGTATCTTGATGGATTACTATTTGTATAATATTTACCAAAAAATTTCCAAGTATTAATTGGAGAATTATTTCCAGATTCTAAAATACCAGGAGCATCAAGAAATGTAGGTGCATCAGATACCATTTTATTTCTTAATGAAATATTAATAGTTGATTCAAACCATAAATCTGTTAATGTATCTCCTATCCATTGAATCTCATCATCAGAAGGACCTGAACCACCATAATCACCATTACCTGAATAACCAAAAGGTATATTATTTCTATATCTATAAAAAGAATCAACCCAATCATCTAAAGCTGTTTCTCTTAATCCTCTTCTATATTCTTCATTATATGCTCTTACTAAAGCATCTCTTTCAATACCAGAAGCTATAAATAAAGCACCACCACCAATAATAGCAATACCTGCTCCAATAATTAATGTAGATGCACCTGCTGTAAAGAAAGTTAAAATAGCACCTACAACAATTAATATACCACCAATAATGTAATTCCATACAGAAGTTCTACCAGCTCTTTCAGCTACTCTATTATCCCAAAATAAACTATTAGTATATCTCATAGGACATACATAAGTATCTCCATTAAATATAGTAGATACACCAACTCCATTTGCATCAAATTTTTCTAAATTTAAACTATCCTTATAATAAGGTAATGTTCTAAAATTAGAATATGAATCAAGAATATTTCTTCCTAATAATACATAAGGTAAATTGTTTATAACAGGATTTACTTCATCATTTTTAAATTGAATCATTCCTATTCTATTATCTCCAGTAATATTATAAGCTGCATTTGCACCATCATTAATATCTCTACTTTGCAATGCTTTTAAATAAAATACTTCTTTTACATTTGCTTTAACAATATTAAATAATGTTTTAATTTTATATGATAAGTAATTATCTCTAATAATCAATGTTAATGACCAACCATCATAACTTCTTGTACTTGGTTGACCATCAGCTCCATGACCATCATCATTACCACCTTTATGTGCATCACCATCATAAGATGAACCATCAAGTACATCATTATACATAGTTTTACTTAAATTTCTTTTATCAACATTAAAGTTACCTTCTTGTTTTATATAATCAAAATTGTTATATTCTCTTCCATTAAATTTATGTTCAGGATGTATAACACCAAATAATGTTTTACTTAATCTATTTGTATCAGCAACTTGAGGTGCTAATAAACCATGAGCTATATATTTATTATTACTTAATGTTGGTACTAATACAGCACTATCTAAAATTGTTTTTTCATTTTCAACTCTTTCATTTCTAACTATATAGTAACCAACTATTTTTTCTCCATCAGTATCATTTAATGAAGGTAAATCTACACCACTAAATTTAATACCTAATATTTCAGTTGAATATACTCTACCTTCAGTAGTTATTGTTGAATTAACAGGTAAAGCTACATAAGTAATACCTTTAGGTGAAACACTTGAAGTTACATCTGTAACTACTCCATTTTCATCTGCTTCTTCAATTTTAATAATAACTATATTATTTGAAGTATATAAATTAGAAAATTCTAAAATATTAACTGGATTTGATAATACACTTGGGTCAATATTTACAACCATAGTTTCTTGAACACCATCAACAGTATAAGTAACTCTTACTTGAAATGGTGGTGCTAATACTGGTGTACAAGTACCTGCATCTATTTCATCTTGACTACATGTTACTGGTAATGTTATAGTACCTGTACCTGTCAATTGTATTCTGTAATATGGAAAAGTTTGTTCTCCTGTACCTAAAGCAGTTTCTTCTTTTGCTAATGGTAATCCTAATTTACTTCTATATGGAAATCTATGATGTCTAACTGGTTTACCTTGAAGAGGTACACCTTCTGAATCTAATCCCCAATAATCATTATTATTACAATTATCATTATCAATATATCTGTTATTAACACTTTCATTATTATTATCCATAGGATAAGTATTATCACCTGGAGAAAATACCATAGAAGCATCTACATTAGGATTCTTTCCTGGTATATGAAATACTGGACTTAATGAACCATCTTCAAATACATAAACAATACCAAATGAATATATTTCACCTGGCATATAACCTGTACCACCTGTGGTCATATCTCCAAAATGTACAGTAGGATTTTTAGTATTTCTTGGGTCATCTAATTGATTAGTTAATACTTTTTTTGTAACAACATCAGCTTTTATTCTACTTGCATATTTTTGAAGTTTACAAAAGTTAGTTTGTTTACCTTCTGTATTAACTAATATTAATCTATTTTCAATTTGTTCAATTGAATTAGCTTTATATATTACTTCATTAAAAAATAATATTTCTTCTTGTGTACCAGTAGTTGCTGCATTTTCACCTGTATATATAAAGAAATCTTTAGAAGTTGGTATAGTATCAGTATATTTTACATCACTAATATTACCAGTTCCATTAGTAGCTTCCATAAAGGCAAGTCTATAAAAAGCATAACTTTCATCTAAATTATCAAATTCTACTTTAATAGATTTAGTTGTTACAGGAAAATCAATATAATCTGTATCAGAATTTATACTACCTTGAATATCAAGAAAATCTTCTGTTGATAAGTCATTATAAATATTAATAGTAGGAGAAGTTATAATCCATTCAGAAGGATTTAAACCTTCATCTAAATACTGAATAGCAATATTATAACTTCCTGGTTCAAGTACACCACCAGAATCTAATACTTCAACAGTTTTAAATTCAGGTATTTCATTGTATTCTTTGAATAAATTAAACTTTTTACCTGCCCATGTACCATCATCATTTTTAAAATCTGCTGGTTTATCAAAATTATAATATCTTGGTTTTCTATTATCATCAGTCCAATAAATTGTTCTTTCACAACCTCTTCTTAATCTATAAGTAGCTTGAATTTGATGTTCAATAGTAAATCCTAATTTATGTTCTGGTGCAGAAGATAAGTCATTAACATGCACTTCATAATTACAATTGTTTTTTAATATACCTATTTCTGAAATAATATTATCTTGTGATACTGAAAATAAAATAGTTTCATTGCCACCAATATAACATTTACCAATAGGTACAAAACCAGGAGTTAATGAATAACATCTTTCATTACTTTCTTCATTACTTCTAAAAAATTCATCTCCTCTATCAGTTTCATTCACAGTATTTAAACCAAATCTATAAGTACCTTTAGGTTGATTTTGTGGTGAATTATCTGTATGTAAACCTGTATTTAATTCAGAAATATTATTATTGTTAATTTCCATAATTTGCTTCTATATTTAAGTTAAATCTTAATTGTTGTGATTTACCTAAATTACCAAAATAACCATAATATTTTTTATGATTTGGTATTAAGTAATGTGTTTGTTCTAATAAATCTTGAAAATCATCAATTGATTTTGGCATTTTAGCTTTATTTTTAGCTTGTCTTGCATACTTCAACCAAAGTTTTTCTTTATCTTGAGATATTCTTGCAAATCCTTCTCTACCACTCCAATCAAACATTTGTGCAATTTTCCATTGTATGTAATAAGTAATTGCAGTTATGTATGATACTTCATCTGGAACTAAAGGATAACCTGTTGTTTCATCAATAGCATTTTTTAAATATGCCATTGCTATTTGACCATCTTGAAATGAAAATCTTAATCTTTTTTCTGTTGTACCAACTATTGTATATTCATCTGTACATCCTAAACATTCATCTATTTTTTCTTTACAAACAATAGAATTGAATAAAGAATGATTACTTAATCTAACTGGTGAATAATTTCTTTTATAATAATCACTATTTTTCCAATATTGATATTCAAATTTTAAATCAAATTGTGGTTTATAATCTACAATTTCATTATCTTCTATTATAAATCCATTACAATCAGTTACTAATACATCATTACAACTATTACATTCTTCACAATCTTCTTGAGGTTGTTGAATATTAATTATTGTATTACAAGGAGTACATTTATCTTTTTCTTCTTTTACCCATTTATTATTTCTTGCAATTTGTAATACCATTTGAAATCCTTCTGGTATTTCAGCATGATGATTATTAACTTCAATAAAAGCAATAGCTTGGTCTTGGATTTGTTGAACTTTTAGAAATTCTAATGCTTCACCAATCCATTCAACAACATCAGATTCATTTATATATGTTCCTCTTAAATCTCTATGAAATTTAGAAAGAATTCTGTCAATTGTTGTATATTGTAATTCTGACATATTAATTAAAATTATCTGCTAATGATTTATCTGAAATCTTTTCCATATCTAACTCTAAAGGATTATCCTTTGCAAAATATTTTTTTGTATTATATGAATAATCAGTTCTTTTTTCATATTCATATTTAACTTCAGTAGATTTAGAAACTAAAAATCCATTTTCAATTTCTTCTACTGTTACTGATACATCTTTAGATAGTATCTTTGCACCTTTAGGAATGTTATCAACTTCCTTTTGTTTAAATGTAGCTCTTGTTAATGCTTCCATAATTATTTAGTTATATATTGTTTACCTTTTAAAATAAGGTTGTGAACAGCTCTTTTATTATCTCTTGTTATTTTAAGTGAATATAAAATTTTGTTCTGAATTAAAATTCTTTGTTTGGACCAGAAAAACTTATATCTTGTATTATCAGTATGACTATTAGTATGATATAGTAATTGTTTTTTTTCTTTTGCTTGAGGATTACTATCCCATAATTGTTTTGTTTTAACCCAATCAGGAGCTAAACCTTTTATTTTACCATCTTCATCAAATGATACTTTTTGTTTTTTACCTATTATAGATAATGTACCAAGTCTTGATGGTAATGTTATTTCTTCACCATCTAATACTTTACTAATTAAATATTTATTATAATCATTTGCATAAGCTATATATTGTTTTAAATCAACAGGATTTTGAGTTGATTGTTTATATAATTTATAACTATCTCTTACATTTTTACAAGGCATATTATTTACTATTTTCTGGTATATTATCAGAAGAGTTATTTGTTAAATCTCCTGTCATTTGTGAAAATTGTTCTATTAATTCAATTTTACTCATATCAATTAATGTATCAATCATATCATTATCAATAGGAAATTCTTTTTCTAACATACTTTCACAATCAAAACAATCTTGACAATCTTCATTACAATAAGATGGAAACTTTTCTGCTTCTAATGGGTCATCAAATAATCCAGTTAATGTAATAACTTTTAAACCACTTTTATGAGTAATATATAAATAATTATTTCTCATATAATAATCTGGTTTATTAGCTGTATATTTATTTGAAGATTTATACTTCTTTTCACTCCAACTTATTTCAGAAAATATAATACTACCATCTAAAGTAGTAACAGACTGAATTAAATGTGTATTCAAATCTGTTAATGGTTTAGGTATAGGATATTTACTTCTCAATATCTCACAACCTATTGGTGGTAAACAAGGACATTCATGTGCTTGAGCTTTAATAAGTTCAATACAATTTAATGTTTGGTAACTCCATTGATTAATTTTTTGTCTTTTTTTAGCTTCTTGTGAAATAAGTTTACTTCTAACAGTAATCATTTTATTATAAATATGTCTATCAGACAATGTACTATCATCTGATTGAACACCTTTATTATAAAGTGATTTTATTCTTTGTATAATTTCTACTATTTTCATATTTCAATATTTTTTAATTCTTGTTTTAAAACTTCTGTGTGGTCATCCATATTATACATCTTATATGTACCATCATCTAATAACCATATTAATTTTCTTGATGAAACTTTTAAACCAGTTTGTTCAAATAATATTTGATAAAATGATAATTGTAATTGATATTTATTAAAAGGACAATCTAACATTTTTGAAAATGGACCTAATAATTTTTTTTCTTTATAATTTTTAAACAAATCTTTATTAGTTTTATAATCTCCTATAATAAACATACCAGTAACTTTATTATACAACAAAATGTCTGCTGTTCCAGCAAACATAAATTCTTTATGAAACATTTGAAGTTCCATAATTACAGGTACAATATGTTCAGGTAAATCATTCCAAAATTTTACAATAGCTTCTTCTAATTTATCAGTTGGTTTTATATGTCTATTGAAAGGATATACTTCACCAAATAAATGTGCTTTGTTTCCTCTTTTACTTGCTCTTTTACCTTCATCATCCCACTCTTTTAAAATATCTTTTTGGTTTAAACCATCTCTTTCAGCAATTCTTAAACTAATAGTGTAAGAATCAAACTCTTCAACATATTTTTTTATTAAACCAGAAACAGATATTTTAATAGGTTTAGATTTAAAAAAGTATTTATGATTGTCTTCTTTAAATTCTAAACCTTTAAAATATTCTAATATTTGTATATTTACTTTTTCCATGCAGCAAAGATACAAATTATTTTTAATTAGAAAGTAATTCCTGTATTAGATTCATTTTCAATATTAAAAAATTCATCTTCTTTAAATATCTTTCTTGAATTTTTTTCATATACTTCTGAAGATAATCCTGGAATACCTGAACCAAAATTTGTGTGCATCCATTTAGAACTACCATATTGTGATAATACTTTTTTATATCTAAAGTTTTTAGAATATGTTTCAGCACTTTGATGTAAATCACCAGAAACAAATGTAATATTATAATCTTCTAATTTATTAACTCTAATATAATCAGATATTACATTTGAAACTTTATCATTTAATACTAAAGGTAAACCATTTTTCATATCTTCATCATCTTTACCATGACCAAATATTATACAATGTTTTCCATAAACAAAATGATTATATGCTTTATATGATACATAAGTTTTAATATCAGGATATTTTACATTCAAATATGTTTCTAAATTTCTCATAGCTCCATATTCAAAATCTCCACCATGATTACTATTACTTGTAGCTACAAAATAAATATTTTTAGCAAATAAATTTACAGCAATTGTATCAAATAATTCTTTGTGTAATTCTAAATAATAGTCATGTTGTTCTCTATTATTTAATTGTTGAGGTAATGTATGAGAAGAAGTTCCTCTTAATCCACCTGTTGTTTTACCATTAAACCCATCTAAAGCATCACCTAAATCCATTATAAATAATGAATCAAATTGACCATATAAAGCTACATTATGTTGTATTTGATTTAATGTTTGAATAACAATTCTTTGTCTCATTTCTTCTCTATCATACTTATTAGTATAGATAGAATCTTCTTTTGTTAATGCTCCTATGTGTTTGTCTGAACCATAAATAAATAATGCTTTATCATTTATAACTTCTGGTGTTCTAATAAATACAGGGTTTAATTCTTTTGTAAGGATTTCTTTTAGTGTATCAAGATGTTCTTGTTCAAACATCTTTTCTTTTCTTTTTAGCTTTATCCAAGCTCCACCATAAGGGTTAGTGGTAAATTTTTCAATGTCAAAATCTTCATGGTTTATTTTAACATCTTCTGGTTTCTCTTTAAATGTTTCAAATTTAAGTTCACCATCTTTGTAAGTTTGTTTTACTACTGCTAATTTATTTGTTTGTTTTATATATCCTCTCCAAATATCATTAGCTTGAGTTTGTATTGACCTTTTTCTATATGCTTCATCAGTTGAAGCTCTTTCTTTATTTTGAGGTTCTATGCCAAATTTGACACCAACATCATACCAAGTTTCTCCACTATCCAAATTACCTGATTTGGATAGCAGATAGTTTATAACTTGTTTTTTTATCATAATTAAGTATTATTATGTTTTTTTTTGTAATTATCAAATTCTCTTTTCAGAGTATCATAAGCAGTCTTCAGTTTATTATACTTTCCTTTTTCTTCATCTAATTCAGAACTCACATCTGTTAGCTTTTTTTTTAAATCTTTTACTTCTGAACTCAAAGTTTCATATCTTTGGGTCATGTCTTCTGTAAAATCTTTATATGCTTGTCTCATATTAGTTAATGCAGTTGCTTCTTCTTGTGATGCTTTAGCAACTTCTTGATTTGTCATAGCTTTATTTTTCTTTCTTTCAAAGAAATAAGCTAAAGAAAATCCCCCACCAAACACTAATGAGATTATATTCATTAAGTTACTTATTAACCATTCTTTCATATTAGTCTATTAATTTATTAATTATTTCATATTTATCAGGATATTCATTATGAACTATTCTTTCAATATTCTTATAAAACTTATCATCATTTTTAGCTCCCCAAATATGAATCAATCCTTGTCTTTCAATATCTTGATGGTTACAATATTTAGACAAAAAATAAGGTTCTATATTTAAAAGTTTAGCTGTTGTTGCTCCAAGATATTGTTCAAATAATACACAATATAAACCAGGATGTCCTGTATTTACCATTAAGTCTGTATTATTATCAACTAATTGAAATGCTTCTTCACAATACTTTTTATTGTAATTCATATCATTACAACTATAAATACCAAAGTTAAATGCTTCATCAACTAATCCCCAACTTTCAGGAAGACCTTGACCATACTCACTTAAATTGTTAAATTGACCTCTATAATAACCTTCAAACCAATCTCCATCTTCTGTATTCTGAAATCCAATAGGAGCATTTAAAAATTCTTCTGATGGTTTTAAGAACATAATAAAATCATTATCTATATGTACAAAAGGTTTATCTTGTATTTGATATGCTTTTATTTTACCTAATGACCAAAAAGATTTTGGATATTTTTCTAATTCATCAAGGTCTGTTCTAATACTTGTAAAAGGTAAATCTAATTTTTTAAAGATTGGTAATGATGCACTATCTGTAACTAATTCAACTTCATCAAAGAATTTGGCAGCTTGATTAACTGCCAAAGTCCATGAGTATAAATGAAATTTAGGATTTGCCCAATTAGTTGCTTGTACTAAAGCATTACCACTTGTGTTCCAAAAACTAAATACTGCTTTCATATATTAAGGTGTAAATGTTACTGAACCACTTGTACATAAAGGATTATTGCTTGTACTATAAGTAGAAGCTTTAATTACAATTTTTTGTATGTTTTGTACATTATAACCAGGAGTACCATTAAAACTAATAAGTCCACTATTCCAATAACCTAAAGAGTGAATAATAGGTGATACTAAACCATTATAATATACCTCTATTGATACATTATTAAGTGCAACAAATTGATTTGAAAAAGCTTCAAAATAAAGTTTTCCATCAAAATTAATAGCTTTTACATTACTAAAAACTCCTCCACATAAAAATCCATTATTACTTTGATTAGGAAATAATTTAGCATTTGCCCATGCTTCTACTAAACTTCCACCTATTCCTGCTCCACCTCCTGAACCTGAAGTTGTTGAACTACCACCTATTCCTGCTCCACCTGAACCAGAACCATTTGGATTACTTGAACCACCAGGAGTTACAATAACTTCTTCACAGCAAGTACAATATCCATCTTTAAAAGAACCTATTTGAGCTAAACTCATTCTTTTTCCTTTAAATAAAACCATTTGTTTTTTTACACAGAAATTTACTAATTTAGTAATAAGATTAGCATTTGTGCATTTACCATTAAGTGTAAAACTTATTGGTGTTGTGATAGTATCTTCATCACATTTGAATAATTTTTTTAAGTCTTTTAAATCCATTTTTTATATTTGTTTTTTAATGATTAAAAAAATCCATGAGCTGCTTTGTTATCAAAAAAGCAGCTCTATCTCTGGTCTCTCTGTAATCAAAAGGGAGTACCTTAAAAAGAATATCTGTGTTATCAAAACAAACATTCTAACATGGATTTTTTATTTTCCTATTGTAGTTTTATGTCCTACAATAACTTGAACTTCTCTATTATTTGTATTATCTACAAACATTTTTATTTTAGGTTTTATATATATTGGTTGTGATAATTCACTAAATACTCTTTTTTGATAAACTGTTATAGAATTACCTTTTGGGTCAGTTATTAATTTTTCAGTACCAGGAACACCTGCACTCAATCTAAAAAATAATACAGAATTTCTTTTAAATACTTTTCCATTACCTGTATCTTTTATTAATCCTATGTTTTTAACCATAACATAATTACTATCTGTTAAATTAAAAGGATAAGTAATAGGTATTCTTGTACTTCTTTCTCTAAAGAAACTTCTAATATCTAATTCTATTGTTATATTAGGATTGTTTAATTTATTTAAACCATGATTAAATATACTGTCTCCAAAAGAAGTATCATTTTCATCTAATATCCATTCAGTTTACCCAATATAAGTATTTAAAGAATTTCCTGTTTGGTCAAAATTAGAATCTCCAGCATTTCCACCACTATATATTGTATTAATAATAGTAGTATTTCTATCATTAGTATTAGCTGGATGAACTATTGAATTTGTATAATTATCTTTATTACCATTTCCACTAATTGATAAGCCACTTGTATTAGAATTACTATAAGATTTTTTATTTTGTCTATTAGAAACCATACAAAGTTCTACTCTTTTATTAGGTAAAGATAACCAATCTCTATCACCAAAAGAATTAAAATATATATCAAATTGTTCTTTATAGTATTCTTCTGGAAAAGAAAATGTCATAACATCTTCAAATATATAATTAATTGGAGATATACTATCTAATCTTTTTCTATCATTAGAAGGTGGAACTTTACCATCAGGTATAAATACTTTTCTTTTTGCTATTTGAGGTATTGGTAAATATGATATAGAACCACTTCCATTACCATCTGCTCCTGGTGGACCTACTAAAGTTTGTAACCACTCTTCTACTGTTCCTGTAAAACCATTTTGTACAGCAACTTCATAAACAGAATCTCCATCTTGTCCAGGATTACCTTGAGGACCAATTGGACCTTGTATTCCTTGTGGACCTTGAGGTCCTACAATTGCATCAGGTATTAAATCAACAATATCTTTCATATTCTTCCCTACATTTTCAGGAGAAATACTATTAACTGTTGTTTTTAACCTAATATCTTGGTCTATGTTATCTTTTACTTGTTGTTTAGTATATGGCATAATTACATAAAGGTATTATTAAATTCAAAAGTATAAATTCCTTAGGGTTCAAAGATAAGTATGTTATTTTTTATACACAACTCATCTAAACCTAATTTTCTTATACATTGAATAATATTATTATAATTGTATTTTTGTGTAACAATAGGAGAATTATTATTTAATAATAAATCTGTATAATAGAATACTAAATAATAATAAGCTATTATTTGTTTCATTAATAATGTATTATCACCATTACCCAACATAGTTTCATGTAATAGTAAACATTGATTAGTATCTAATACATTACATTTAACACAATTATTTGTTGCTGTTAAATATTGATTATATATTCCACCATTGATAACATTATAAGATAATAATTTTATTAATGCTGAAAGATAATCTTTTTCTTTTTTATTACAATCATCACATTCTTCACATGGACAACCACATAAAACATAATTTACATCTTCAACAAAAGATTTTAAAAACTCACTATATATTGCTACATCATGGTTTTCAGTCATTCCTTGTTTATCTGTAACTACTATTTTATATAAATCATCTTTGTTAGGTAAAGTAATATTAATTGTATCATTTGTAAATTGTTCAGGAATAAGAACTTCCCATTGATTAGAACCACAAAATGTTTGAGTATATACAGTTATGTATAAGGCATTACCACCATTAGTATTAATTGTAAATACATTATTGTTTCTTGTTATTGTATATGCCATTATTTTAATTGATTAAAGTTTAATTTTTGTAGTTTTATTTGATAATCAGATGCTTGTATTTCTCCTGTTACAATTAATACAGCTATATCAACAATTTCTCTATGAGTATGTTCTGGTAGTTCACAATCAACTGAACCAGTTAATACTTGACCAGAAGGTAATTTGTAAGTACCTGTTCTAAAGTCTTCTGCATTGTGAATATATCTTGGTCTTTTAATATAACTAATACAAAATTCATCATTTGTAAAAGTACCATCATCAAATAATTTTATTCCATTTTCAAAAAATATACCATTAACATGTCTCCATTCAAAAGAACTTTTATCAAAAGGACTTTGTTCAAATTCATCATCATGTTGTCTTAAATGAAATTTAGCTTTTTTACCAGTACAATTACCTTTTGAAACAGTAACTTCTCCTTTTAAAAAATGCCAATAATTTTGAGGTAGTGGAACTATATTATTTGATATAGAAGAACATTGGTTATTTACAACCAATGTTCTAATATCATCTATACTTCTTTGATTAATTTCAAAACCAAGATATGACTTTGTTCTTGGTTGAGCTATCATTTTAACAAATAGCTCATAACCTTCATTCAATGCCCAGTCAATTTCAGGAATCAAAAGATTCCTGTTTTGTTGACTATCTACTTTATTTAACTTCTTTTTGAAGTCATAGTGCATATCTTTTATAGTCATATCTATGTAGTTTAATTATTAGACTACAAACATTGCTGTCATTGCAGCAGATGAAGGACTTCCATCTTCAGCACTTCCATCTTCAGCACCTAACAATACACCAAATTTTTTGTATCTTCCTTCTGGAACATCTTCTAATCCACTTTTCTTTGAATAAAATTCAAAAGTTACAGTATCATAGTTTTTGTTATTTTCAAACTGATAAACTAAATCAGGACTTTGAATACCATCACTTAATCTTGGATAGAAGTTCATGTTAGTATATAAAGACATTGATTCAAATTCTTCTGCTCTCAAATCATAACCTGCTCCAATTTCATAACCCAATGCTTGAGTTTGAGTAAATTGAATAGCAAGTTCATTGTTTATATGTACTGCTGGATTCAATCTAACACCTCTTGGATAAACATAGTTTACTTCAAGGTCTCTGTAAAGTCCTGCTGGTTGAGGTTTACCTTTGATAACCAATTTTAATTTTGGTCCATCATTAGTATCATCAGCATCAGTATTTACTGCTTCATTTGCTAAAACAAATGCTGCAACATCAGGTACAGGAGTACCATCTTCTTGTACAACTTCTGCTTCATAAAAAGGAGAGTTCAAAGCATTTATTTTTTCAAATAACAATTTAGTTAAAATGTTATTTTCATAAACTGCTTTTGTACCATCACATGCACAATGACATAGTAATTCTTGTGGTGATACTGCAACTACAAAATCTCTATGTGTCCAAGTAAGACCATCTCTTTGAATTAATGATTGTTCATCAATATTGATAACTAATTGAACTCCATTAATACAATTACAATGTTCTATAATACCTTCCCATACATTTACTTGTTCAGCTTTATAAGGTGAAGCTACTTGATTAAAAACTTTTGACTTTTCAATAGTGTCAAAACTATAATAAATTTTACCATTTAATTTAGATATGATTCTAAATTTAGCTGGAAGTGTTGCAAAAGTTGTACCTGCTGGTACACTTACATCACTATCTTCTGGAAATACTCCAAATTGTCCTTCATCTAAAGCATTAATATTTGTGTTATAAGCTATTGCTTTAACATTAAATAATTGCTTGATGTCTGCTAATGTACTCTTCATAATTATTGAATTTTAGATTTAATATTTAATAAAATTTCCTGGTTTTCAGGATGAATTAAAAACTCTTTTACATCTTCTTCTGAAAAACCAAGATTGGTTTCAAAATAAAATATTCCTTTTTTAGTTTTCTTCAAAACATTTTTTTGTATTGCAGACTTAATTTCTGCTGATAAAGATACTCCTTCTATTTCTTCTTTTAAAAGTTCTGCTAATTGTTCAGATAACTCCTTATTATTAATAATAGTATCTAATCTTACAGTTAAATAATCTTCATTTTTATTATCAGTATTTTCATTCATAAGAATAAGAACAATATCTCTTTTTCTTTTTAAAGATAATTCTCCTACTTTTCTAATTAATGAATTTCTTACTTCTAATTCACTTGCTTTTAAAGAGGTAGCTTCAGTTTCATTATAGATATAATGAGTAGCTTGTGGTTTAATTCCAGATTTCATTTCTTCTTCTGATTTATAAATATAATTGTTTACTAACAAATATTTATATTTTACATAATCTAAAAGACTTTTACCTGGAAATAAGAATGATGGACTATTTTTCAATTCTACCTTTACCATAGAACTTTCCCAGAATGGATGTGGAACACCTTTAGTATAATTATCTGAAATGTCATAAGGAAATCCTTCATCTTTTAAATACTTTTTATCTTCTTCTGTTAGACCTGTCTCATATTTTAATGAGACAGGGTTCACAAATGCTGATATAGTATTAGATTGAGAAAAATATTCCAAATTTTCAGAAAATTGCTTAATGTTATTTCTATTTGGGATTGGTCTAATTTCTATTTTTAACTCTTTACTTATCATAAATTTTTATTTAGTTTACTGTTTTAATCAATTCTCCTGTTACAGTTGGGTCTTTAATTTCAACACCAATTGAATCAGAAATATCTACTCTGTAATAATCCCCAGAGTGTTTAGGATTTTTAGAAATCTCTCCACCAGGACCTACTCTACCTTCAATCAAAGTTGTACCATATACTTTGTTTTTTCTAACAAGACAGATATTATCTTTTTGATTGATTGATTGTCCATTACCACCAGTTACATCAAGAATAGTAATTCTTTGTGATTGTAAAGGATAACCTGTTAATGGGTCAATATCTCTATGGATAGATTTATCATCATTTAATGGATTATGAATTAACTTGAATGAACCACCATTAGGTAAATCATATTTAGTATATTGATAACCTGCTCTCAATGAATTGTTATGAACACCAGTTGGGTCTTTTGAAACAAAAGTAGAACTTTCTCTAACAATAGCTTTACCACCTGCCCATGTATCAAGAGCTTTAGCAAATTCTTTCATACCATAGTGTCCAGAGAAACCAATAACTTCACCTAAATCACCAGGACTAATTCTTGAATAAACAATTCTATCAAAGAATGCTTCAATTAAATCAGCACTTAAAGTAGTGTATCTTTCATTGTTACCACCAAATTCAATTTGTTGTTCCATACCAGCACCAGGGTTGATTGGATAACCTGAATCTGGGTCAATCAATGGCATATCACCTAATCTTGAATACATAGCATGAGTAGCTAATTCTTTATTCATAGCCATGTGATATTGTGCTTCTTGCATATCCATCCATGCTCTATAAACTTTACCATTTTCATCTTGAAAAGCAATATCTAATACAGCTTGAGATGCAAAGTCAGTAACTTTAAATTGTTTTCTCAATTTAACTAATGAGTTTTTATACTCTACATTAGTATATCCTTCAGTATGACCACCACTTTCAGCAGCTTCACCTCTCATAGTGTACATTCTTGTCCATTTAGTTCCTGGTTCAAGATACTCTTTTCTAATAAAGTGTTCAGCTCCTTCAGTATAAGTTTGTAAAGTATATAAATATCCTCTACCTTCTTTAACTTTATCTACAACTGTTACAATTTGAGATTTATCAGAAGAACCTGGAGACCATGATTCACCAATAGCTGCCAAATCTACATCTACTAAAACTTTGATTTTTTGTCTGAACTTACCTGGAGTATCTCCAGCAGTTCTGTTTTCAAGAATAGTAATAGGTCTATAACCTTTTACATTCATTTTCCATGACCAATTTAAGTCATCTATGTATTTAGTTTTACCTAATCCAAAAACACCTTCAAGGATATTTCCAGCAGATAGGTTTAAACTATTTGTTTTTGAAGCAAACAATGCTCTTTGTGGTGCTTCAAACACAGTTGGCTTAATAGCCAGATTCTTACTCCAATGATTTAAGTCAGTCATTCTTGTAGAATCAAATTTTGCTTGTCTAACTTGCAATTTGTTAATTACTTGTGCCATAATTTAATTTTTAATTTTTAATTTTTTGTAAAATATTCAGCTAAATTTTTATTTGCCTTATTACTTTTACTTGTTGAACTTCCAGGAATACTCGATTTATTTCTTCTAATTTCTTGTCTTACTTCTTGTGTTACTTTTGTTTTTGTACTTTTTACTATACTATCAAAATTAAATGTTCCATCATCATTTCTATTTTTCAATAATGTAGCAAGTTGTATCAATGCTTTTTCATTCTTTGGTAAGTCATAAAACAATTCTTTTTGCATTTGAGTGATAACAGTTCCATTTTGCAACTTAACTGTTCTGTCATTCATATATGATGGTAATTCTTTCTTATCTTCTTTAGAAAAACTTACACCATTTAATTCTTGACTTTCATTCAAAAAATTAGAAATTTTTGCTTTTGCTTGTTTGATTTGTTTTTTCTCTTCTTCTTTAGCTTCTTCTTGTTCTTTCAATAATTCTTTTTGTCTGTTTTCTGCTTCTAATTTAAACTTGTTAAATTTCTTTTCAGACATTGTTTTTAATTTTCCAGAATCTTTTAAGAATTCAATTTCAGTTTCAATTTCTTCATCATCTTTATCTTCAAGTTTCAAAAGTTGTTTCATTACTAAAATTTGATTTTCTTCTTTTTCTAAATCAATATCTGGTTTTAATGAAACTTCATTAGAAGTTAAACTATGAATAAACTCAACTGGATTACCACCTTTTAAAGTGAATTGAATTAATTGTTGTGCTAATTCTGGTAATTCAATTAATAATTCTTTTACCTTATTATCAACACTTTCTTCAAATTTTTCTTCAATTAATTCTTCTGCTAATTCTTCTGTTAATTCTTCACCTTCTTCAAGTTCATAATCTAATAAACCTTTTTCTTTTAATGTATTCAATACTGATACATTACTTCCTAATTCTGCTTTTGGGTCTTCACCTTCATCATCAGGGTCTTCATCTTCATTTTCTTCTACATCAAATAAATTCTTTTCATCTTTATTTTCTTGTGAAGTTTCTTTCTTCTTCTCTTTTTCTTCTTTTACCTCAACTACTTCATCTTGAGATAATTTTTCAATTACAGATTTAGCATCTGTGCCTGGCTCTTGCTCTGTGTCTTGCTGACTAAAAAAGTCTGTTTCTGGTGCAAGGTCTGCCCAACCTTCAAATCCTTCAAGACTATTATTTTGTTCTTCTACTATCATGGGTACAAAGTTAATAATTAAAATTAATAAAACTACATTTTTAAACTTAATTTTTTTAAATAATGTCTAATAGCTTTTTTTTAATTACTGGTATTAGGCTTATTTAATTTCTTTTCTTCAATACTCAATTTTTTATCTTGTTGCTTTAATTTTTTATCATCTATCATTTTTTGGTGTTCTAATTTGTTTTCTTGTAATTGTACATTTCTTCTTTTAACTTCTGCATCTAATCCATATTTAGCTACTTCCATAAAGTCATTTAAACCATCATTATCAGCATCCTGGTCAGGATTAAATGAAGCTCCAACTAAAGCACCTTGTACAATAACAGTTTCTCTTTTCTCTTCTTCTTTCAATACTGCTAAATCTTTTTCATGTTGCCATTTTTCTCTTGTAAATTCTCTTTCTTTTTCTGCTTCGTCTGCATTAGCTTTAAGAGTAGATTGAGTACTTTGTTGTTCATATTCATTTCTTTTTGCTTCTGCTGCTTTAAGAGTTTCTTCTGCTTCAACAATACCCTCTTGTCTAATAACTGAAATAACATCAGATAATTCAACTTTTTGATTTTGTAATGCTGCATGAGTTAATTGTCTAATTAAATCTTTAGCTTCTTCTGCTTTAGCTGAATTAGAAACAAATATACCTAATGTAGAAGTATCTAATAAACCAACATCTAAATCAATAACTCTTCTTGACATATCATCAAGAAAATAAGTAAGTTTTCTTTTTTTAGTTCCTGAATAAGCAATTTTTGCAGTTTCAATTAATGCTTGTAATACATTTCTTTTTACATAACTATGTAATTCAAAGTATGGTTCAAGTATATGAGAAGATTGAACTAATGCTTGTCTTGTTCCACCAACACTATCATTTGGTCCAATTTGACCTTCAACTTGGTCTGATATACCAACACTTCTACCACATTGTGTTCTTAAATATTCAGCAATTTCAATATATTTTTGTATATCAGAAACTAATGATAAATCAATTACTTTAGCAACTGTATTAGCATCTGCATATCCTGTACCTTCCTCATTTGGGTCATACCACATATAAGGTGTACTTTCCATAAAATATTGCCATTGTTTAATATCAATACCTGCTGAATCTGGAATCATATTAATATTCATTAATACTTTTTTACCTTTATCAGAAGCTAAAAGTAACTCTAATCTATACATTACTATATTATAGTAATATTGATAAATTTTAAGTCTATCCATTAAAGAGGTTTCTTGAGAGTTCATATTATCATATATAACTCCATAATAAGGAAGTTTACAATAATATAAATTATCAATATCTTTAAACTGTCCTGGTATTGGTTGCATTTTTAAATAGATAGGTTCTAATGTTTTAATTTTCCAAGTTTCATAAACTTCTGGAATCCATTCCCATTCTATTTTAATATCTCCTGCATCCTTATTTAATTTGTAGTTTTCATCTACAATCATTTCTTGAATTTCTCCATCATCATCTTTATAAGATAAAAATCCTATTTTTCTTAATGATTTCCAAACACAATGTATTAATTTAATAGATGAATTATCATCATAATCTTTTTGTTTTTCATCAACTATAAATAAATCATCTTCCATTACTCCTTTTCTGTTTCCAGACCATGAGCTATATATCTTGTCTATTTCATCTTGAGTTAATTCATCACCAAAATATTTAACTATTTCAGATGGTTGCATTGGATATTCACAACTTGCATATTCACCATCTTCAACAAATTGTAAATCAGGTGAATTATCTCCATTGAATCTCATAGAGTTTACATTCCAAACTTCTGGTTCACCATTTAAAATACCAACATACATAATACCTTTAGCTGATAATAAACCATGCTTAAATGTATTATTAAATTTTCTTTTTAAATCACATTTTTGAGTAAGATATTCAAGTAATTGTTGAGACATAACCTCTGCTGGGTCTTGATGTTCTCTTGTCATATACTTCTTAACTTCTTCTGGTGTTTGTGCTTGAAGTTCTTCTTCTATTTGTTGTTGAATTTGTTGTATTTCTTCTGGTGTTAATTGTTTACCTTTAGCTTCTTCAGCTTTTTGTTGTTCAATTTGTAATCTAATTGGTTTTAAAGTTTCTGAAATAACAAAATCTTTTATTCTTTTAAATTCTTCTTGTTCTTTTCTTGTAGTTGCTTCTGGATTTGTAGCAATAACATTCCATGAAAATGGTCTTTTCATTTCCATACCTAACATTGCTTTAATTTTTCCAGATACAATATCTCTATTTACCATTTTAGCTGGTAATTCACCCATTTTAGCACCAAATGGTTTACATACATATTCAAAATCAGAGAGGTCAAGTATATTATTAAATAAATCATAATTAACTTTCATTCTCTTATAATTAGATATATCACCTTGAACATAACTTGTGCTGTTATGTTCACTATCAATTCTATCTGCTTGTTCTTTATACCATGCTTTATTATCAGCATTTTTAGCAGTATATGATATTCTTTGATTTTGTTTTATTGTGTACATGTTCTTGATATAATTTTATTTCTTGTAATTTTTTCAGATATAGACAATGCTTTTATCTTCATAAAAAACTTTTTTATTTTTTTATCCATAGTTTAAAATTTTTTGCAAATATACAAATTATTTTTTATACATTTCATTTACCATTTCTAATAATTTTTTTGCATTTTTATTTTCTTTTTTAACATCATACTCTTTACCTAAAACTTCTTCTTGTACTTGAAACATACACATAAATAAAGAAGACACAAGGTCAAAGTTACCTTTTCTATTATAAGAAATTAATTCTTCAAGTAATCTAATTGAATAGATTCTATCAATAACTCTTATAGGATTACCTTCTTCATCATAGTCTAAAACTGTTAATAACCAGGACTTTACATATCTTTCTCCAGCATCTTTAAGTTGAACATTCATGTGGCAACCATAAACCCTTGCTACTTTACTATGTTTTACATTTTTAGAAATAACTGAATCAGGTTGTAATGCTAATAATCCTAATCTTTTAATTCTTCTAAAATAATTCTTTACACCTGTTACTTCATTCTCATACATTATAGTAGTGTTATATAAATCAGCAAACATTTCTGCTATCCTATCTATATCATCTGGGTCTTCATATCTACCAATATATTCTGCTACTAAAATACTATGATAAACTGTACCAATATGAACTCCTTTGTAAACACAAATAGAAGCTAATGATGTTCCTTCTTCTTGTCTAATAGGGTCATAACCAATCTTATATAAACCTTTAGGAGCATTATGTACAGGCATTTCATATATTACAGGACATCCTCTTTTATTAGTTGGTATATGATGATAACTTGTAATAGGTTCTTTTGAACCATTTAATATAGGTTTAGCTATTACTTTACCATCTTCAAGTAATAAATCAACTGGTGTACCTTTTGTAAATTGCCAACCATTACCTTTAACTTTCTGTAATTGTGCTTTTAATTCTACTACTGGAAATGTATTACTTGATACTGCTGCAAATGCTTCTGCTGGACCAAGTGGTTTTTCTTGCATCCTTTGTTGTAACTCTGTTGATGTTGCACCACTTTGAATCAATTTTGCTCTTGTAGCTAATTCTAAATCTTTTGCTGCTTTTTTATTTGAGTTACCTTGTTCATCATAAAACCCTTCCATATTCCAATTAATTGGGTGAAAGAATCCTACTTTAGTTTTTTCTGCACCTTCATCCCATACATTAATAAAAGGCATTAAATCAAATGCTTCTGGTCTTTGAAACATATCAGCATAATCATAAGTACCACCTTCCATATCTCCAGATGTACCAAAGATTGTTATCATTCCTGTTTTAATAGCTCCTGCCATTACACAGTCTTGTGATGCTGAATAAGATGCTTTCAATAATCCTGGTGTACCAAATGCTCCTGATTCTTCAAAGAAAATATCCTTTGCATTCTTACCCCTTAAAGCATCAGGGTTATCTTTAAATGTAACTGCTTGTATTTCTGATTTAAAACCATTCTCAATTTTAATACCATTTTTATATTCAATATAACTTGATTTAATATGGTCTGCTTTTTTCAATACATCTGAAGGCATTGCCCATGCTGTATTTGTATTCACAAAGTTAATTGTGTCCATTGTATATGAAAAAATAGCACCAGGATAAAGGAATCTTTTTTCATAAGCACCAAATGCTGTATAACTTTTTGGTATAGTTTGATAATTATTTGCTGCAATTGCTTGATTTTTAAGGGAATAACCCTTTCTTCTTGATTTACCTACAATTAAATTATAACCACCACCTAAATAATCTACTTCAATTTTTACTTCAAGTTGTAATCCATCAAAATATTTTTGCAATAATTTCTTTCTTGCTTCTGCTTCAGGTAAAGTAGTACAATGAATTTTAAATTCTTCTTCAAATTTATCATCTATTCCTAATGCTTTTACTAAACCATTTTTTGCAATTTCTCTTGACCAGAAATAATTATAATCACCATCCCAAAAGTCAGGAAAACCTTCTACTTTATCTGCTCTATTTCCACTAATATTATCAACCTTTTGAATTGGTGTAAAGTTTAAATAAAAATAATGTTCACCTGTAATCTTTACTCCACTTACTGTATAACCATTTATACATCTCTTTCTTTGTTCTTGCCAATAGTCAAACCAAGCAGGAGAACCCCAAGGGTCAGGTGTATAATAGTTATATTTTTTAAACCTATTACCTTCTTCTCTAAACACTTGACTATTAATCCATATTCCATCTGGATTTCTTACTGCATCTAATTTACCTTCTGAATACATATATTATTATTTTAAACTATCTGGGTTTGCAAATGGACTAATTTTTTTATCACTTTTTGTTTTTGAAATTTCAAATACTTCTTCATCTACTTTTGACTTCAATGCTGTTAATGTAGTTAATGTTTTTTCTGCATCTGCAACTGCTGATGTTATATCTTTAGGTTTATAAATTGGCATACCTGATTTAAAATTTCTTTCATCAATATCAAAGTTATTAAAAAATTCTATCATCTTTTCAATAGCTACTTTATTAGACATCCAATAACTATATGTTATAGAACCTTCTTTTTGTAACTCTTGAATTTTTTTAATACCTTCAATAATCAAATCATCAGCTTCCCAATTTTCATCTAACATTATTTCTTTTTTAAGAATAACATCTTTCTTATCTTCTGGATATTCTCTATAAGGATTTGACTTCAACATAGAAGTAGTAAATTCAATGTATGCAAACTCTTGTATTGCTATTTCCTTTCCTGGTGATTCATCTCTATCCCATATATCTTTAAAAGGATGTATTAATAAAGTTTCAGGATTTGGAAATACTGCTTTACCATTTATTTGAAATAAAAATGCCATATTAAACTAATTTAATTATTCTTTTAATAACCTCTGCATACTCTTTTTCTTTATCTCTAAACTTATCACTATCACCTTTATTACTTCCAAAGAAAGGTTCTAATAATATAGTAGTAGCATTTGGATAAAATACTGCTGCAAATCCTCTATCTTTATCATTAACTAAAGCTCTTGCTCCTCTATTCTTAACTTTAAAAACACTACTTATTAACATACTTGATTGTTCAGCAAGATATTTGCCTTTCTTATTATTAAAATAATATAAAGTTTCACATCCATTAGCTTCTACTGATGCTGCATTATAATGTAGTTCAATAACTAATTTATAATTACCTTTATTTAATTTTGCTGCATTTTTCTTAACCATTGTTGTATATCCTGATGTATAACTATCATAAGTATATATATCAACTACATCTTTTAAAAATCCTGCTACTTTACTATTAAAATCCCATTCACAAGGTATGTTATGTGTTGAACATGCTCCTTTACTTTTTTGTGTGTGTCCTATTACTATTGCAATATCTTTCATAATTTATTTTTTAATTTCTAAATATTTTTGCTGTAAAACTCAAAACATCTGTATTACCATCTTTGTAATTTACTGTTATTGTTTTTGTTGAAGTATAATATCCAATATTGTACAAATGGATTGGTACAGTACCAGGAGTATAAGTAACAATTATTTTATTACCTTCTAACTTTGGAACACTACAACCACATGAAGAAATCATATTATCAATATTATCTAAAACATCTAATGATTCAAATATAACAATTTTTTTAACTCCAACTTTAATATTTCCTAAATTTATAGATTGTCTTTTCCACTTCATCATTTAATTTTTTCAAATCTGTTATGTTTAATTTTCCATAAAACTCCATCAATAACCATCAACTTTCTTATCTTAAAATAAGACCATTGTTTTTTACTTAACATTTTTGGATAACAATCTCCTTCACATTTCTTATTAGCCATTTGTAAATGAGTAGTTCGACATCCACATTTTATACAAGAACCATTATCATAACATTCTTTATTCATTGAAACTATTCTCATATCAATTTGTTCTCTTATATACAATGATATAAAAAAATAAAGATTAGAATACCATAACTTATATCTAACATTACCTTGTATATAAGCAACTATATTATTAAAATTAATTTTTGATTTCATTTTTAGTTAGAAATTTAGTTAACATATTTTTTATTCTAAAATACTCTTCTTTTTTTATCTTATTAAACTTAAATCTTTCCTTAATATTCTCTAACATATTAATTGCTCTTCCTTCATATACTTGAAATGTACCAAAGTATTTAAACCTTACTTCTGATAATTCTCCATTTTCCATTTCAGATTTTAAAAATCTCCAAGGACCATAACAAATATCTTTTGCTTGTTCAATAGTTATACCAGGATATTTACTTTCCATTTCTTTGTGAAACTCAATTAATAATTCTTCACTTGTTAGCTTCATTTCTTTACAATTTTAAATTGATAACCTTGACCATCTTCTTCTGGTAAAAGAAATTGTTTAATTCTTATTGTATTAGTAATATCATTCTTTGATAAAAATCCTTTATCAATCATTGACTTTAAATGATTACTTAAACCTGCTGGAGAAAGTCCTACTTTTTTCAATACTTTTTTTCTTGCAACTGGATTAAAATAATTTTCTTCAATTAAATTCTTTTCTAATCCCATAAATGCTGCTAAAACTTCTAACTCTTTATCAGTTAATTTAACAGGTAATATTGCATTAACAATATTCAAGTGCATAACATAATAATCTTGAGTTTCTAAATTAAATGCTTGTTGGATTATTTTCATTACTTATAATATTTAATATTTCTGTTGCAGTTTTTATTTTTTCATTTCTGCTATATTCTAAAATACTCTTAAATTTTCCTGGTTCAATCAAAACATTTCTTGTATAAGTATCATCATCAACTCTGACATATACACAAATATGAAGTTTATCATTAACATATACTTGACCTTCTTCAAAATCAATTACATTATTAAGTTCAATAAAAATACTTGCAATGTAATCATACTCATTTAAAAAAGGTAAACTATATTTACCATTCATTTCTTCTTGTTTGTCTCTTTCAAACTTTTCTTCTATACTTGACCTTACAGTCTTAAATTCTACTATCATATTTATTCATTTAAAATTGAAGCAAAGTTAATAAAAATATTAATACAAATACATAATAAAATTAAATATTTTTTATTTTGTTGTTTACTATAAATAGTAAATAGTAAATAGTAAATAGTAAAGTACCAGGATTTGATTAATTATAGCTTGTTAATAACTTTTATAAAATTTAACATTAAAACTATTGAATATGTCAGAAAAAAAGACTACCTTTGCCAAACATAGTTTTACTATGCTGCCCCCCAGGGCAGACAAATAGTAAGACATAAGTTCTGAAAGAACATAAGCCATAAATATATAGTTTTTCTTTTGGTTCTTTTCTTTTTAAACATTTTGTTGAAGTTTTCTCTCATATTATATTAATCAAAATCCTTATCTGAACTATAAGGATTTTTTTATGCCTGAAAATTTTTACCATAAAATTTTTTTTGAGAAATAAAATGAAGGTGTGAGCTACCCTACCCAAACACCCACACCAATCTTGAGATGGGAACATCCCCCTACCTTTCAATGTGTAACTTAAATCTTCCAGCCATAAATAATGTATTGAAAATAATCTCTTTGTCTATTCTACTAATTGCTATATTCTACTCATCAATTGTATGTGCTATCTACAATCATACTGATATTGTTGATGTTAATGGTAACATAGTAGCTATGACAAAAGAAGAATCTCAAATCTACAACTGCTCAATGTTTATTCTACTATCAAGCAGTTCTGTATTAAGCATCTATTGGTTTAGCAAAGTGTCTAAAAACCCAAACAAATATTGAGTATTAACTATTAAGCAGGATATTATGAAAACAATGTATCAATTACCAGATGGTAGTTTAACTTCTAATATAGCAGAAGTAATAAACTATGATAGACATTAAGGGGTTATCCCTTTTTGTTTTATCCATCAACTACCCTAAAAACCCACACTAATTTTGAGTATTAATTATTAATTTTAAATATTTACATTATGAAATTAGCAGACATCAAATCAAAATTGGGAATTCCACAATTCAACCTTAACACAGCAAAAGATGCTGAAGGTAACAACACAGAGTGGATGAGACATTGGGATAATGAAAACAGAGTTGCTGTATCTTTACACAAAGATACTGTTGCAAAACTGAAAGCTGACCCAAACATTGATTCTCTGGGATTACAGGAAGCTGTAAGAACAGGAGAACAAGGAGAATACACAGCAATCAGAATTGTTATGTATAACCCAGCAGAAGAAGTATTGTAGTATATTGGGAGCAGAAATGCTCCCTTTATTTATTTTCTCATTCAGCATATCTTAAAAACCCTTACTAATTCCTAACTAATATTATTATTTTAGTTATTTTTTATTTAACAACACTACTAAAACCAAGCACCTTATGTCATATTATTTTTTATCATTATATCCTACCCTAAAAACCCACACTAATTTTGAGACTAATATGTTATACCTTATAATTAAGGTGTTTAGTCAAATAAGGAGTATTCAGATGTGGTAGATAATATGATGATGAATTTGATTAACACCTAAAAATATATAAAGCTGGTTAATTTGTAGTATTAAAATATTAGAATGTAATATTGTAATATAAAGAAGTCAATAACACTCACTTACCATTAGGCAAAATTAACATAAACTATTAGTTTTATTAAATAATTATCTTATTTAGCAGAGATAAGTTATTTAACTGATTAATTTGATGTGTTGAGTGTGTGTTCCACTACAAATAACCAGCTTTTCCTTAACTTTAAATAAAGCTAAAATATCATAAGATATTATATTAATAGCTTTTTCTTTATAATAAATAATAATAAGGCACTTGGTATGGATGCAAGTATTCAATGAACAATATAGATAACTGAACTATTTATATTAAGTAATAACTGCTATGAAATAGAGATAAACAATATGTATTTTATACCTTCGGAAAGTATAAGATATTATATTACTGCTATTTATTTGTGTATCTGAAATGACAGTAAACTCATAAGAATAAAATACACATATATTATTTAACTATTTAATAATCAAGCTGTTATACATAATAACCAGCTTTTCTTCTACTTTCAAAAACACAAAAATATACAAACATTTATATTAATATCTAAAACTTTAAAACAATGAAAAATTTAAACATTTTAACAGCTAAAAAAGGTGAGTTAAATCAAAAAGCAGCAGAAAGAATTGCAAGACAATTAAAAAGAAATCAAGAAAGATTAGTTGATAATCTTGATGCCAAAAGAGATTCTCTATTAGCTAAAAAAGAAGAATTAGAAATGATTACAGTAGAAACAAGTGAAACAAAACTTGAATCTTGGGCAAATGATTATCAAAAAGCATTAGTTTATATTAAATTAATTGATGCTGAAATTGCAATTGCTAATGAAACATTAAAATATATGTTCAATGATAAAAACAAATAAACCATTAAAAGTTTATTTAAGTAAATCATTACAATTATCAGACACAATAATTGAACCAATAAGAAAATCTCTTATTGGTTCTGGTTTTGAAGTTACAGAATACAAATCAGGAACATATAGTGATAAAGATTTAAAAGAAGCAGACTTTGTTGTTCTTGCTCCTATGGTAAATCCAACAAAAATGGAAAAAAGTAAATGGAAAACATTTGTTGGTAAAGGTCAATATTCAGAAGCAATATATTGTTTTATGAATGATAAACCATTATTTATTTATCATGGTATGTCAGAAAATAAAGAAGATATTTTAATGTCTAAATTATATGAACCAGATGGTATTTTTCAGCCATTAATAAATGATTCAAATGATTGGAAATATAAATATGGAGTAGTACCATCTTATGTATTTGGTGATGAACCAGTTAATTTATATCCATTTCTTGAAGGATATTTTGGACTTTATGTTAATAAAGATGATTTAATGCCTTTAGGTTATTCTGGTAATTATAAACTATTATTACTTAAATAAATGAAATTAGTAGAAGAAATGATTGCAATAGTACAATGTTATATACATTTACTAAAGAATAAGGAAATAGTTATCTATATCAGAAATGAAAGAGATATTTTTCTTTTAGGAATTGCTTATGATAAAGCAGTAGAATATTTTACACAAACAAATACAACCATAACACAATTATAAAGATGGCACAATCATTTACAAGAAAAATACAAAGAATGAATCTTATTCCAGTATGGAATAAAGTTACTTTCAATTTTGATTTCTATAAAAGAATCAAATCATCAGGTAGATATGCAATTACTCCTAATCCTTATGGAAATTATCCAGTTAAAGGTCCTGGTATTAGTTATAAAAGAGTATTAGCATTACAAAAAGCTAATGAATACATACCAGAAGAGAGAAAAAGCTATGAAAAAATGATGAAAGAGATTAAAAAACAATCACAACCAGAAGAACCAGGATTCTTTAAAAGAATCTTTGGTAAATTACTTGGTAAAAAATAAGTTCATTGACATATTGGGAATAAATAGGTTTTCACACTTTAACATCTGAAAGTGTAACAATTCAAATTTAAGTATTAATTTAAAATTTTTAAAAAGATGGAAACTAAAAATAATAACATCAGAAAAGAAGTAGAAGTATCAGCTTTATCAGTATCAAAAGTTAGTAAATCTGATTACCAAAAAGAAGGCACATTAACAGCAGAGCTAAAACAGACTGTAACAACAGTAAGTTACTATCCAACAAAGTCTGTGGCTAATTCATTAAATGAAAATATTTTTGCTATGGCTGATTTTGGTTTTGAAGAAAAATCATTTCCAAACAAAGAAACAAGAATTGCTTGGATTGATGTACCAGAAGGAAGTACAAGAGAAAGTGTAGTGGAGCAACTTAAAAAGTTCCCTGAAGCTAACTTGTATAGAATTTTATCTAACAAGCCAATTATTGCTGATACAGAACAACATGCAATTGACAATCCAGATTTACCAAATGTAACTATTGATACATTTGCTAATAGACAGGTTGTTAGAGTTCCTGAAGGAGCTGAAAATGCAGGTATGTTAGCATTAAAGGATGGAAAAGTTCAGTACAGAAGAATTGCTTTTAGCAAAACTGCTGCTGAAGATGTAGATTCAAGAAATGTTGACCCAGCAGATTTTTATGCAAGTCCAGTAATCAAAGCTGAATTAAATAGTACAGTACATATCCCAGAAGGACAATCATTGTAATATTTAATACAAGAGTTTTTTAAAAAAAACTTATTAGTGTTCAAAATTATGAGTTTTTATAGGAAAATAGAGTATTACTTTTGTGATACTCTATTTTTTTTGCATTATCAATTAAAAAAGAGTTTTATGAGCAAATTAAATAATGAACAAGAAAAAGGAATACTTGTTAAATCAGTAGTATATGTTAAAGAAAGAATGGAGTTTAGTGATTGGATGATTAATAGAGTTAAATCTATCCACTTTGCTGATAATTCAAAGATGAATTTAGCATTTGAAAAAATAAATGATTATGGCATTAACAGACCATCAGCAACAAAGACTTGATGAAAGTTTGTTTATTCTTAATAGGAGTGATAGATTAAGAATAAAAGGTTCAGCAGGAGTAGGAAAAACATATATGGTTGATACTTTAATTAGTATTTTATCAAAGAATATCAAATCATCTGAACATATATATTGTTCTGCACCTACAAATAAAGCAGTTTCAGTATTAAAGGATAAGGTTCAAAAATATGATAATCTTCAGTTTATTACTACTCATGCTGCACTAAAATTAAAAAGAAATATTGATTACAAAACAGGTGATATTTCTTTTAAACCTTCTTTTGACCCAAAATATCCACCATTAAAAAATGTAAAACTATTTATAATAGATGAAGCATCAATGGTTAACGAGGAACTTTTGGATTATATAGAAGCTCATGCCACTATAAATAATTGTAAAGTTATTTTTATTGGTGATGATAAACAATTAAATCCTGTAAATGAAGAGGAATCACCAGTATTTATGAGAGATTATCCTGAAGTTGAACTTACAGAAATAGTAAGACAAAAAGGGGGTAATCCTATCATTGATTTAAGTAGAAATTTATCACTTATAAACACAAAAGAAGCACAAAGAAGTGAAATAGGTGGATATATTTATACTTATGATGAAGATAAAATTATTGAAACTTTAGCAAAAATAAATGGTACTGATGAACTCAAATACCTTGCATATACTAATAATGAGGTAGATAAAATTAATAAAAAAGTAAGAGAAAGAATTTATGGTAAACCAAGTAAAATTGAAGATGGAGAAACTTTAGTTTTTAATGCACCATATAAAGAAGATTATTTTACTAATCAAGAAATATTAGTTAAATCAAGTAGAGTTTTTGAAAAACAATTTCAATATTTATCTAACAAGACAGGAGTTGATGACCCAACTGAAAATGAAGAACCAAAATATAGGTATATAACTTTAAAATGTTATTCTATAAATCCTATATATATGGAAGAGAGTGATTTTACAAAAGCTGGTTGGGTAGATAATATAATTGTTATACATGAAGATTCTGAAAAAGAATTTGATAAACTTGTTAAGTTATTGAAAGATAAAGCCAAGTTTGCTGATATTGGTTGGAAAGACTATTTTGAATTTGTTGAACAATTTGCTGATTTGAAATATAATCATGCAATTACAGTTCATAAAAGTCAAGGTTCTACATATAAACAAGCAATTGTTAATATTAAGAATTTGAATATCAACCAAAATGAAAAAGAAAAGAAAAGATTGTTATACACAGCAGTAACAAGAGCAAGTGAATTATTAATTTTATATAAAGTATGAGAAAAGAGTATCTGAAAATCAAGGGAGTAATCACTGAAATAGGTGATTTAGTGCATATACAAAGAACAGGAATTCCTGATTTGTATAAAAGAGTTTTAACAATAGAAACTATTGATGAACAGGTTTTATATCCTGAAGTAAGAAATGCAAAGTTAAAATTGTTAGATAATTTATATGAAAATTCAACAGTTGAAATTGAGTTTTCATTTGAAGGTTCTGAAAAGAATGGTAAAAGGTATAATAATATCTATATCAATAATATAACAAGATTATAGTATGAGATGGATTTGGGATATAGAAGTTTTTTTGTAAATTTGTAAAATGAAAATATCAAAAAAACAAATACAAGAAAAATCAGGTATATATCTTATTACTAATCTTTTAAATAATAAAGTTTATGTTGGGCAAAGTAAAAATGTTTACAGAAGAGGAATTTATCATAGATTTGAATTAAATCATAATAAACATTCTAATTCTCATTTACAACATTCTTATAATAAATATGGAAAAGAAAATTTTTCTTTTTCTATATTAGAGTATTGTGTAAAAGAAAATTTAACAGAAAAAGAAAAATATTATATATCTATACAAAAAACAGAACTTTATAATGTTAAAGATGCTTCTGATAGTGTTAATAGAAGTTTTAAGAAATTATCTAATGAACATAAATTAAAAATATCAAAATCACTTAAAGGTAAAGTTCCTGAAAATATAATTGAATTTAGAAAAGCTAAATTAAAAAAAATTGCATATTATATTGATAACAAATTAATTAAAATATTTGAATCATGTGTTGAAGCAGCAGATTTTTTTAAAATTACTCCAAAATTATTTAATTATTATATAGGTAAAGAAAGAAAACAGAAAAGTAAATATTTTTCAAAAAACATTAAATTAGAATATTATGAATAATGAAAAAAGATGGGTGTATGATATAGAAATTTATCCTAATCTATTTTTAATTTGTGCTAAACATTGTGAAACAGGAGAAAGAAGAAGATTTCAAGTTAGTCCATTAGGTGATGATAGAAATGATATTGCTTTATGGTTAAAGTATGAAGTAGAAGAAATGGTTGGATTTAATAGTTTATACTATGATTATCCAGTATTACATCATGCTATAATGAAACTATGGACATTAAGAGGAAGAGATTTTTGTAGTCAATTATTTAATTATTCAACAAGTATTATTAAAGGTAAGAAAGTTTATTTTAAAGAATATGATTATATTAAAAAGCAAATTGATTTGTTTAAAATAAATCATTATGACAATAAAGCAAAAATGACTTCATTGAAATTGTTACAATTTAACTTGAGATTGCAGAATATAAGAGAACTCCCTTATGAACCAGGAACAATATTATCAAATGAACAAATACAAAATGTAATTGATTATTGTGATAATGATGTAGATGCTACTGAATTAGTATATGTTGAAACATTACCAGAAATTGAATTAAGAGAAAAATTAAGTCCACAATACAAAATAGACTTTACTAATTTTAATTCAACTAAAATTGGAGAATATATATTGATAAGTAAAATTATTACTGATTTAGGAGAAGATGTTGTTTATGATAAGTATGAAACTGACAGAGGGGTTAGAAAGAAAATCAAAAATACCAAAAGAGAATTTATTAATCTTAATGATGTAATATTCCCTTATGTTAGATTTACTACTGAACCATTTCAGAAAATACTTGAATGGTTTAAATCAAGAACAATTACTGAAACTAAAGGTGTATTTAGTGAGATTCCATTTGATGAATTAATTTCATTAGAACCTCATTATTATGTTGAAAAGAAAAATGGTAAACAACAGACATTAAATGTTATTTACAAAGGATTTCAATATGATTTTGGTGTTGGTGGAATACATGGTTCTGTAAGTCCTGGTATTTATGTTAGTGATGATGAATATGAGATTTGGGATGTAGATGTAGCTTCTTATTATCCTAATCTTGCTATTAAAAATAAATTTTATCCTGAACATTTAGGTATAGAATTTTGTGATATATATGAAAGTATATACATAGAAAGACAAGGTTATAATAAGAAAACACATCCAGCAGAAAATTTAGCATTGAAATTAGCATTAAATGGTTCTTATGGTAAAAGTAATTCTGAATATTCAGCATTATATGACCCTGCTTACACTATGAAAACAACAGTTAATGGACAATTATTATTATGTATGTTATCAGAAAGATTTATGGAAGAAATTCCTGATTGTACTATGATACAAATTAATACTGATGGTATGACTGTTAGAGTTCATAAGAATTATGTAGAGCAGATGAAATCTATATGCAGAAGATGGGAAACTCTTACTGGTTTAGAACTTGAAGATGTAATGTATTCCAAAATGATTATCAAAGATGTGAAAGTTTGCATCTTAATCTTGTTAATTGCTGGAATATCCTAAAGCTCTTTAAGCTACAACATGACTTGAAAAGGTGAGTGTGAATGCTTGAAAATTAAAGAGATGAATGAATGGACAATCAGCAGCCAAGACCCTAAAATATAACTTAAATATTATGGGTAAGGTTCAGAGACTATCCTGAAAAGGAGTACTGGTAATTTATTACTGGGAAAAGCAAGATAGTTATTAAAGTTTGTTTGATAAGTTATAATAATTATGTATCTTTGTTGAAATAATTTCACAATGAATCCTAATATATTATTAAAGAACAAATCAGGTATTTATGGTATAAGAAACCTAAAAAATAATAAACTTTATGTTGGAAAAACTAAATGTTTTTATAATAGATGTCATCAATATATTTATGAAATAAATAGACAAAATTTCAATCATATAAATTCATATTTTTTAAATTCAATTAACAAATACAGTATTGATAATTTTGAATTTTTTGTTATTGAATATATTGAGAATTTGAATTTAATTTCAAATAGAGAATTATATTGGATAGATTATTATAATACAACTGATTCTTCTAAAGGTTATAATTTAAGAAAAGATAGTAGTACAAATATGATAGTTCATCCAAAAACTTCTGAAAAAATATCAAATAGATTAAAAAAGGAATGGAAAGAAGGATTGAGAGATAATCATTCAGAAAAATTAAGAAAATCTTGGAAAGATAATCATTCAAGAAAAGAACAACAATCTGAAATAATGTCTAAAAATTTAACTAAATACTCTTATAATTTGTATGATAATAGAATGACATTTATAAAAAATATATTTTATAATGAGTTGCAAAAAATGAAATTACAAAATGTAATTGCAACTATGTTTAAAAAGAAATCTAATAAAGTATTATTTAAAGGTTATTATATTGAGAAAATACCAAGTAATTAAAGATATAGTCCACCTATATATGAAAGTATATAGATAAAGTGAAACAATTACATTGCTGTTAAGACTAATGGAAGTGCTAAAAGAAAAGGTGCTGCTTTTATATATAAAGTAGAACCAGGAGAATTAGAACTTCATAAAAATTTCTCTATGTTAATAGTACCAAAAGCATTAGAAGCATATTTTGTTAATAATATACCAGTTAAAGATTTTATTATGAATCATAATGATATTTATGATTTCTTTAAAAGAACTAAAATCAATAGAACTGATAAATTATATGCAAGATTACTTGATGAAAATGGTAATATAATATCACAAGAAGAAGTTCAAAGAATTGTTAGGTATTATGTTTCTGGTTATCAACAATTTGATAAAGATTCAAAAACATTTATTCAAAATGGTACAGGTGTTACTTTAATTAAAGAAATGCCACCATTAGCTCAAAAAGAAACTAAAAAAATGATTACTGATTTTAATAAAGAAGTAAAAAATGGTTATTTAGGAACTTATGAGCAATATAAAGAATCTTTAATCAAACCAAGAAATACTAATATTGAAGCAGGTTATTTATGTACTGTTGTTAATGATATGGAATTAACTACTGTTGATGAAATAAAATCTAAAATTGATTATCAATATTATATTGATGAAGTTTACAAGGTTATTAATTTAATAGAACATAAAATATGAGTTTTACTTGTTATCCTATAATAATTACAAAAGTTGAAGGTAAAGCAACTCCTTCTTCTAATTTTGTTATTAATAATTTATTAGAAGATTCTCAAATTCCTTTAAATATTATTACTGATAAAGAAAGTAATATTTTTAAAGATATAAAAGAAACTTTTAATAAGTCTTTTAATGCTGAAATAGAGTATATCATTGTAGTCATAAAATATTTAAAAGAATTTAAAGCATGACAAACAAAGAAAAGAGTAAAATCCAAAAGGAAATAGTTGATTCTTTAGATTTGAAACCTCATGGTAGATTGTTATTAGCACCCAGAGTAGGTAAAAGTAAACTTGTTATTGATATTATTAAAAAGAACAATCCAAAATCAATTCTTTGGGTAACTCCTTTAGCTAAATTAGCTGAAGAAGATATACCAGAAGAATTTAATACTTGGAAAGCTAAAAAGTTCTTAAATAAATTGAAGACAGTAACATGGACTTCTTTAAATAAAATAAAAGGTCATTATGAACTTATTATTTTAGATGAAGAACAATTTGCTACTGAAAACAATTTATCTAATATAATCAATGGAAAACTTACTGCTGATTACATTATTAGTATGACAGGAACTCAAACTAAACATGAAACTAAAAAAGACCTTTACAAGTCTTTAAAACTACCTATATTATATGAATTATCAATTAATGAAGCAGTAGATATTGGTTTATTAGCCAATTATACTATAAAAGTAATTGAGATTGATATGAGTAGAGAAAAAACTGTAAAAGCTGGTACTAAAGATAAACCATTTATGACTTCAGAAGAAGAACAATATAAATGGTTAAGTAGTTCAGCACAAAAAGCTATTTTTCAAAAAAGAAAAGATGCACAATTTAGAATTCTTGCAAGAATGAGGTCAGTTTATGATAGTGATTCAAAAACTAAAGCAGCAAAATATCTTATTGATAATTTACAAGGAAGAAAGTTAATATTTTCTTCTGGTATTAAACAAGCAGAGTATTTATGTAGTAATGTTTTTCATAGTAAAACTGATGATAAATATCTAAATAAATTTATTTCTGGTGAAATTGATGAAATTGCTATGGTAAATGCTGGTGGAGTTGGTACTACTTATAAAGAAATTGACCATTTATTTATGGTTCAAGCTGATTCAGATAAAAATGGATTAACTTCTCAAAAAGTAGCAAGAACATTATTGGACCAACCTAATTATAAAGCAACTATCTGGGTATTATGTTTAATTGGAACTCAAGATGAAAAATGGGTTGAATCTGCATTGCAAAATTTTGATAAAAGCAAAGTTGAATATATAAGATTTAAAAACATTAAATTATGAAAAAGTTCAAATTAATTAAAAAATTACCTTTTGAAAATAGTCCAGAAATAGGTTATATATCAAAACCTACTATGCAAAAAGATTATGCTCATTATTGGAATCATAATTGGTTTCAACCAAAAGGTTATCCTGAATATTGGGAAGAAGTTGTTGAAAAGAATTATAAAATAATAATTTTAAAACAACATGATGGTAGATTATCTAATATGACTGGACATGGTGAAGAGTATATTACAGCTTTATTAAATACTCATGGTGTTACAATTTATTCAGTTGAAAGATTATCTGATGGAAAAGTTTTTACTATTGGTGATAAAGTTCAAGATTCTTTAACAGATGAATTGACTAATTATGCTATTCAAGAAATAACATATTTTTATCCTGGTGAAAAGATTATTTGTCAAGCTAAATCTGGTACAACTATGCCTTTAAATACAATTAGACATACTTCTTTTTTATTTAAAACTGAAGATGGTGTAAATATTTCTGAAGGTGATGATTATTGGGTTTATGATTATGGAGCATTAAAAAATACTAATAGTGAAATACATAAAGTAAATAGAGCTTCACAAACTCATACTGGTAATGGTGTAGATAGAAAGTATTTTTCAACAAAAGAAAAAGCTGAAGAATATGTTTTATTAAATAAACCTTGTTTATCTATTAATGATGTTAGAAATTGTATAAATCAAACAGAAATTGATATAGATAATGAACATGAGTTAAATTATCAGTTAAATGAATTAGTAAAACAAAAACTATGAATATAAATGAAGACATTTTAGAAATCTTAACTGAATTTAGAATTCAGAAAGATGATGGAATATGTTATTTAATATCTTTATTCTATGGTTATAATCCAAGTTATGTTCCTGATGATTTTAAAAAAAGAATGAATATTACTAATATTTATGAAGCTGAAAAGATAAGTAAAAATGGTGATGTAACTTCTTATAAATGGAATATTCCATTATTTGAAGGACAACAAACTGCTTTTGATTGGGTTAAAACTCATTTTTGTGAAGCATTTAAAGAACATAATTCAAGTAGAGGTGGAAAAGTGAGAGAAGCTACTGCAAGAATGAAAAAATTATTTGCTAAAAATCCTGATATAAGAAAAGAAGATGTATTAGGTGCTACAAGAATGTATCTTCTTAATACAGACCCAGACTATATTAGATTTCCACATTATTTTATTGAAAAAGGTGATGGTGCTACTAAAACAAGTGATTTACTTGATTGGATTGAAAAATACAAATTAAGTATTGAACAAGAACAAGGTAGAACAGCTATAACTAATACTATGCAATAATGAATCTAATAGAAGAATTCAAAAAAGGTCAGGAAGGTAGTAATAAAGGATTACCTATGGGTGATGGATTAGCTAATGTTTCTAAATCTATCAATGGAGTACAAAGAGGTAGAATTTATGGTGTTGCTGCTGCACCAAAGGCTAAAGAAAATGGTGCATTTTGTTGTGGATGTAAAAATTAGTTTTTATATTTGCAATAAATAAATGATATGGAAATATATAATTTTAAAAATGAAGGTGTTTATGTAATTGTGAATTTAGTAAATAATGAAATGTATATTGGAAGTTCTATGAATTTAGGTAATAGAAAAACAAAACATTTTAGTTTATTAAATCATAATAAAAACCCTAATAATTTGTTGCAATCAGCAGTAAATAAATATGGTATTGAAAATTTTAAATTTGGTGTATTAGAATATTGTACAGAATCTTTATTAGAAAGAGAACAATATTTTGTTGATAAATTAAATCCTGTTTATAATATAACAAGAGATGTAATTAATAATACTCCTTCAGAAGAAAGTAAAAAGAAAATGTCTATTAGTAGATTAAAACTTTTTGAAGAAGGAATGAAACCAAATGGTTCAAAATCAATTATACAAACTGATTTAGAAGGTAATTTTATTAATGAATATTCAAGTATAAGACAAGCATCTATACAATTAGGTATGGATAGAAGTGGAATACAAAGAGTATTATATGGTAAATACAAACAAATGAATGGTTATATATTCTCATATAAACTGGTCTTGTAAAATGCTGTTAAACAGGGAAACTCCAGAAGTGGACAATCCTGTGCTAAATCTAATAATAATATATTAGTAAATGCCAAACGACTACACATTGAAACTCTGTAAAAGAGAATATAATATGTGCAAGAAATCAGCACTACTCAAAGAGTAGAAGATATAGTCTGAACTGCAACTATAACAAATGAAATTGCAGAATTAAAGGATAAAGAGCCTTTAAGATAACAACTCTTGGGTAAGAGTACATTTGTAGATTATGCTTTTGTAATACAACCTTTTCTATATGCAGTACAGAATAATATACCTGTTGAATGGATTTATTTTTCTTTTGAATTAGATAGAATAAGTAAAGAATTTGATTTTGCTGCTTATTTTCTATTCCATGATTTTGGTATGGAAAAAATACAGTTAGATGAAGGTATTACTTATACTTCTGGTGGTATTACAAATAATATTATTGATTTATCTCCTGATTATTTAAGAGGTAGATTACAAGATGATAATGGAAATATTATAAGAGTTAAAGAAAGTGTTCAAGAAGCATTAAAAGTTGTTTATGAAAACAGAATTATTCCTTTATTTGGAGAATATGCTCAAAATGGTGAATTATTGAAAAAAGGTTTAATTAAATTTATTGAACAAAAAGATAATCCAACAGGAATTTATAAATTTCTTAAAGAACATGCTAAAAAATCAGGAAGATTTGTTAGTTATCAATCAGGTGTTGTATCAAGAATAGGTGGATATGTATCAGACCATCCAGAAAAATATACTATCATAATAATGGACCATTTAAGAAAACTAATCAATGAGAGAGGTTGGCAGATGAAACAAACTGTTGATAAAATGGTTGAATATATGGTAGAATTAAGAAATTGGTGTGGTTATACATTTGTACCTATTATACATACAAATAGAGGTATGACTGATGTAGATAGAATAAGACATGCTAAAGATGAATTATATCCTACTTCTGATGATATTAAAGATACAGGTTTGGAAAATAGAAATTTTTTACTTATCTTTGTAGTCATATAAAAATTGATTATGAAAATAAAAATTTACTGCTTATATAATCCTTATAATTGTGAAATAAGGTATATTGGAAGAACAAAAAGTAGTCTTGAAAAAAGACTTTCACAACATATTTGTAAATCAAAAAATAATTATTCAAATTCTCATAAAGAGAATTGGATAAGAAGTTTATTAAAAAATGGTATCGGACCAAAAATTAAATTATTAACAATTTTAAATTGTTCTTGGGAAGAATCTCATATTTATGAGAAAAAATTAGTTGAAAAACATTTTATTAAACATAGTTTAGTAAATGGTGTAGATGCTGGACCAGGAAACTTAATTAAAAATATTAATGTTAATAATGAAATGGTTAGGAAAAGAAAAATAACAGAATATTTTAATAAAGAAGAAAATAAAACAAATTTTTATAATACTATTTATTGTTATAATAGTGATAATACTTTTTATAAAGAGTATAAATCAGTAAAATTTGCTTCTGAAGAGTTAAATGTTTCTAAAACTTCAATTTCTAATCATATTAATAGGTTTGATAATTACAATATGAATGTAAAATCTATAAAAGGATTTTATTTTAGTAAATTTAAAAGAGATAATAGAAAATAATTATTCAATAAGCCCCTTACAATAGTGATGTTGTAAAGGAATTGGGTGAATTGCTGGGAAGCCTAAACAGAAATGCAAGGTAATCAGCAGCCAAGCACACCTTTAACAAAGTGTGAAGGTTCAGAGACTAATGGTTGAAACTACTTTAATAGTAGAATATAATACTGACAAGAGTACCCAACATCTCAATAGAGATGATGATATAGTCCATCCTATATAGAAATATATAGAAACAGTTGATTAAAAGAACAACTGTGATAATAAAAGAGAATTTAGCAGAAGATGCTGATTATGTATTTACAATATTTAATCCAAATGATGAAAGATATAAATTAACTAAACATTTTGGTTTATCTATAAAAGACAGTAAAAATAATCCTATATTTCCTAATATGAGAACAATACATCTTGTAGAATCAAGACATTGTATTTTTCCACAACATTTCAGAGCAAATATGCTTGGAAATTTAAAGAGTTTTAGACAAATTAATATTAAAAATTAACTTATGCAAGTAAGAGTTATTCAAAATGGTCAAGAAATTGACATTAAAGATGTGAATCCAAATTTCATTAAAGAAATTGGAATGAAAAATCCATTTTTAGGTTTGCTACTTTCAACTGCTTTATTAAAATCACTTGAACAAGAAGAGATTGTTGATACAGTAGAAAATACTCCTGAAGAAGAGTTATTTAAAAAATCAGAAGAAAACATTGAAGACATTGCACAATGTTCAGGTAATCCTGATACATGTGAAAGATGTGGAGAAAGTGTATTAAATGATTTTAGTGATGCTTTAGAAGCATTAAAAGAAGGTTACAAGGTTACAAGAAAATCTTGGGTTATTCAAGGTAAAAGTAGATACTTGTATTATGTTGCTCCTGGTGTATATCCAGCAAGAACTAATGTAGCAAGAGAAGAATTTGGAGAAGAAGTTCCTTACTCTGGTTATATTGCATTAAAAACTGATTTAGGATATGTTACTCCTTATACTCCTACAAATCCTGATTTGTTAGCAGAAGATTGGTTAGTAATTTCAAATGAACAATAATATGAGAACTCTTATATTCAAAGTATTGTTATTTTTATTACTTAATGTATTAATGTTAACTATAACATTATCTTTCTTTAGAAGTTCTATACCATTTTTATGGTTTATAATAATGTTATTACATTTAGTATTATTAATCAGTTTTCCTTATGTTAAATTTTTTAAAATAAAAAAAGATGAAAAGAATTAAATTATTAGTTGTTGCTATTATTTTAGCAATTGTATCTGTATCTTGTAATAGACCAGAACCAAATTATGAAGGTGTTTTAATGACAGATTATGGTAGAAATGGTATTGAATCTTTCAAAGTTGTTACTGGTGCTCAAGGACCATTAGGACCAGGAAGTGAATTATATCAAGTACCTATGTTTGAACAAAAAGCTGATGTAGATGCAGTTAGAGTTTCAGCTAAAGATGCAGGTATGTTTACTATTGACCCAAGTTATACTTACCAAGTTACAAGAACAAAAGGACCAAATATTGTATTAAATTATAAACATTTAGGTACAGGAGATGGTTTTCTTGATAATGTAGAAGGTAATGTATTAAATAAATTAGTAACTGATGTATTTAGAGAAGAAGCAAGAAATTATACTACTGATTCATTGATGAATAATCTTGCTACTTTTGAAAAAAGTGTTGAACAAATACTTAAAGAAAGATTTAATCAAAAATTCTTTACTTTAAATACATTAACTTCAGGTCTTACACCACCTAAATCAATGGCTAATGCTATTGAAGAAAGAAATAATGCTATTCAACAAGCTAATAAAGTTAAAAATGAATTAGAAACTTCAAAAATGTATTTGGAAAAAGCAAAAATTGATGCTGAAACAAATAGAATGAAGTCTTCAGGTTTAACTAAAGAAGTTTTACAACAACAATGGATAGAAGCTATCAGAAATAGTAATAATAAAGTTATTATTACTGATGGTAGAACACCTATAATTATTAATTAATATGGCAAAAATATTAGTATTAGCACCATCAGGATTTGGTAAATCTACCAGTATTGGTGGTTCTGAACAATTAGGACTTAAAGGTTTAAATCCTGCTGAAACTTTTATTATTAGTGCTACAAGTAAACCATTACCATTTAAAGGAAGTAATAATATTTACAAAATTTGTAATCCTTTACAACCACCAACAAAAGAAAATGGTAATAGATTTATTAGTAATAATGGAGCTGATGTGGCAAAAGCAATAACTTATGTTATTGGTAATAGACCAGAAATCAAAAATATAATTATTGATGATAGTAATTATATTATGCAAGATTATTATATGGCAAATGCTATGAAAAAAGGTTATGATGTTTTTAAACAAATTGGTGAGTTTATGGATAAAATATTTACAGCTATGGAAAGTAGTCATACTGTTAATTTTATTATGATGGCTCATTATGAAGAGTTTAAAGATAGTAGTAGTGATACTGTTTCTTATAGATATAAGACAGTTGGTAAAATGACCCAAGATTATATTACTCCTGAAGGAAAGTTTGATATTGTATTATATGGTAAACAATCTTATGATAATCAAGCTAAAAAAGTGAGTAAAGAATTTGTAACTAATTTTGATGGACAATTTCCATCAAAATCAGCACCAGGAATGTTTGAGCAATTATATATCCCAAATGATTTAGGATTAGTAGTTGAAAAAGTAAACGAGTATTATAATTAATATAAATTTTAAAATTTTTTAAAAAATGAGAGAACCAGTTCAAATCAATGTAGAAACATTAACTAAACAAGTTAATGATGGAATGAAGAAAAAAGAATTAGCAGAATTCTACAACATTCCAGTAACCCAAATGGGTGCAGCATTAAAATCAGCAGGATTGAAAATCAGAAAATTTCATGCACCTGCTTTTGTATTAGTAAAAGATGAAATTTCTGAAGAAGATATTCATCAAGAAACTAATGATGCACCAGAAGTAGCTTCAGTAGAAGAATCTGAACAAGTTACTGAAGAGGGTACAGCTTCAAATAGTGAAGCAGTTACATGGAATAACTAAAAAAATTCAAGAGTTTTATTTTAAAAGAGTTTTCTTAAACAAATTTAATTTAAAAAATATATAATATGAGTAATTTTGTATTTGGAGCAGTTAATGATGGAGATGAATCATTAAAAGGAAAATCAGGTGGTGGTAAATTTGGATTAAATCTTGGTAATATTACCAAGATTGAATTTACTGACACAGCAGGTAAAGATAATGGACCAGGAAATGCAGTAGATGTATGGGTTCAAATTGGAGAAAGAGAATATAGAAGAAGATTGTATGAAACAACAGGTTCTCTATATGGTAAAAAGAATGTATTAATTGAACCAGGTCAAGAAGGTTATGCTGAATTGTATTCTGATGATATGAAACAGAAAATGGCTGTTATTGCTCATGCAGTAAAAGCAGTAGGTGTAACTCAAGACCAAATTGATGCAGCTTTTGCTACTCCAGCATCAAGTTTCTCTGATTGGGCAAGAAGAATTACTGGTTTAGTACCAGCAGAATTTCAAAAGAAACCAGTTGATGTCTTTTTAGAATATCAATGGGAAATTGCTGAAGACCAAGATAGAACTTATCCTGAATTACCTAAAAACATGAAAGGTGGTAGATTCCTTGATGCTTCTGTTGTTCCTGTTGGAAAATGGGTTGAAGTTAGAGATGAAAAAGGTTTACATTATAAAGATGATGCAGGAAATTTGCATCCTTTTGATAGAAATTCTTCTTTCATGGAATCAGCTAAAGCAAATCAACAAGGAGTTGGAGCTACAACTGGTGCAGCAGCATTAGACAATGCTACAACTGCAAACAAATCAACTTGGTAGTAATCAAATAAATAAAAGAGAGTTATTTCTAACTCTCTTTTATTTATTTGATTACTACCAAGTTGATTTGTTTGCAGTTGTAGCATTGTCTAATGCTGCTGCACCAGTTGTAG